TTCTTTAGGCTTTTTTTGAACCAGTTTATCATCTCTAGACGAAGATTTTTCTTCTCTTTCGTCTTCGGGGTCTTCATCCTCCTTTTCCTCTACCTCTTTTACCGCAGCCTTAAGCGCCCCACGAATAGAGGTATCTTGGGGCTCATCGTGGCCCTCATCTTCATCGCCAAGCTGCCCATTCACGAGCTTGTCGTCGTCTTTTTCAGAATCTTCTGAGTGATTTTTTGCCATGCGCTAAGGTTTCTCTTATAGTATAGGGGTGGGTCAATAAAGATAAAAACTCTCTTTTTTACTTAGTGCGTCTACGGTTTCTATTTTGATAGTCTACTTGTCTTCCTATTCGCTTTACTTCTGCTAGTTCTTGTGGAGGGAGTGATTCTTCTTTAAGCGCTCTGATGCCTTGTCTTATGTTTTCTCTTAGTTCTTTTCTAGAAGTAGTAGGAACGTAAGATTTTTGTTTAATAGGCGACTCGTTACCTACTTCTATACAACCGGCGGCTTTAGTTGCTTCCCTGAATTTCTTCTTGGAAGTGTAGTACTTACCATTAGCCATGTGCCTTGTAGGGAGCTGTTCATCTCCAATAAATCTAAGAGTAACAGGCTCATTGCCCCTCATCATTTGTTTGCTTTCAGTAGTCATAAATCTATGATAATAATATTCTTCTTTAGTGACCATGCCTCTTTTATCTGCATATGGGCAATCAGGCTTAAATAGATAAGTAGTCATTTAAAGAACCTTTTCTTAAAATTGTTCCAATTAAAAATAAATATATGTCTTGAGGTAAGTATACCCCAACCACTATCTCCATTTTTATTTTGAAATTTAGTGATCCAAAAATACTTATTTTTCATTAGCTTGCTTTCTTCTTTACTGTGGTAGAAGCTTTTCTCTTAGCCTCTGCTCTCTTCTTTTCGTTTTCTTCAGCTGTTACCTTAAGTTCAGCCATTTTATGAGTGTGAGCTTGTGAGGCATGAGTAGCTTCTCGCTCAAGTTGCTGCATCTTTAATTGATGCTCTTTTATCTTAAATTCCATGTCCATAGCCATTTGTTTTTCTTTATGTTGTTGCTCTAATTGAGACATCTGCGCCTTACGGTCATCCTCCATTTTTGCCATTTGCATCTTGCGCTGATCGTCGGCAGCTTGTAATTGATAGTCTCTTTGATCGTTTTGAGCTTGGCGCTCTGATTCTCTTTGATCGTTTGTTTGCTGTATTTGACCTTCTAGCTTAATTTGCTCTATTTCCGCCTCGGCCTTCTGTTGTTCCGGATTAGGAGGCGGATTCTCTATCATTTGTTTGGACTTTTTATCCATTTTTACAACAAATGCGTCTATTTCCGACTCTAAATCTCTACCTGTACGGTATTTACGCACTCCCCATTGTAATATACGCCCTAGAAGAGGCATTACTTCAGGCATCTCTGCGGCTATGCCTTGAAATTGTTTAAGAGTACCGCCAAGAGCAGTAATAAACTCAGTTGCATCTTCGCGTTCTTGTACTTTATCTCCAAAAATAGTGCTATCTGTTTCTATATCTATACGATAGCCTCTATTTATGTCTTCTCTTAATAGAGATATAGCTTTTTGTATTTTTTGAAAAATAATTACTTGAGGATCAGGTGGCGGTGGCGTTAACGGAATAGAAGGCATTCCCATGTTAGGCTGTTGCATACCGGGGAAGGGTACGATATTGTTGTCGGGTTGACCGGGCATAGGAGAAGGCGATGGCGCTTGTTGCGGAGCCGGTGCAGGTAGTTGGGGCTGTGGTGGGCCTGCTTGTGGTGCTGATTCTTTTTGCTGTCCTGGCATTTGTGATGACACGGGGTCAGTAGATGCCTGTAATTCTCTTAATACGTTATCAGGCTGTAGCTCTTCTTCGTAGAGTATTCCCGAAGACTGAATAAGGGTTTCATCACTAAAATGCTTACTAATAATCTCAGCAATTATACCTATCCCATCTCTAGCAAACCTAGCGACTTCTTCTTGGCTATCACTAAGTCTGGTTCCCGCATTGTTATTTTTAAGTCTTATACCGCCAAGTGTCTCTCTACTGTCACTAGTACCTCTAACAATATCACTAAGACCTGTGACTTGATCGAGGTCGATCATAGCCTGTTGGCGAACATTCGTTAATGTCTCTATACATTTTTGTATTTCGTCTAATGGTAATAGATCAATTGCTCCCTTCACGCCGCCTTTTTCAGCAAATGCTGCCCATTGATCCACAGGTATAAGCTGATTCTCTACGCTTTCGTCTAATATTCTTCCAAGTGCGACATTAGCAGAGTTATAAGCGCCTGCTATCTTGCAGGCTTTGGTGAGCATAGCTATTCTTGAAGTAAGTTCGTCTATTTGAATAGCTTGATCCTGCCATTCCATAAAATCAGGCACAGGGATTAAAGTATCATTAGTCATTGTAGAGAAAAGAGGCTCAGGAACAGGGAAGAACTGCTCTAACTCAAGAGGGTCATCTTTTACATCTGCTAAATACTGATACCCAGGAGAAACCCAGTATACTTTAAGATCGCTCTTGTTCCATATTTCATATACAACTATAGCCCTCTCATTTATATCTTGGAATATAGCTGTCTCGGAGTATACTAACCTCTCGGAAGTAGAGCCCATTGGAGTAGTATCGGGCTTCATTGCGCCGCCGATCTTATCTCCAAAGCGTTCTTTAGCTTCTTGCTTAGATATATGTACTTTTTTACCTATGGCTTGTACTTCAGTCCAAGTTCTTGCTTTGGCAGGAAATACATAAAAATCTTTCCAATCTACATAGTCTGTAATTACTTTCTCTGCAATCACTATTTCGTTTGTGTCTTCTAATTTCTCTTCTTTTTCTGAGGTTTCTCCTTCCCTGCCTACTTCCTCTTCTATTTTATGGAGTGCGTCTTCAAGAGGATTAATAGTAGGGGCAGGTATAGAGTCTCCTTCGCCGAACTGAGGCTCATACCTTATCCAAATTACTCCTCTGCCTGGGAGTAACCTATCGTCTACTGCCCTAGATACAGCTCTATGAAAACCATTATTTAATTCATTCTTTGTGGCACGCTCCAGCATAGTTGAAGATAATCTACCCGTGGGGTCTCTATCTAAGAATTTTCTATCTACTACAGGTGTAGGGCACTTAGAGTAGATAGCAGGTTTCATTACTTTGTAGTTAGACCAAAGAAGGTTCATACGTCTCTGACCTTCTTCATCTACGCGGTTACGCTCGTCTCGGAACCTCTTAAGTACAGCATTACCCCTTTTAGTCCATTTAGCATAGGCTTGGTCTATAGACTCTACTTGTGACTTCCAAAAAGCCGCGAGTTTAAAACTTTCTCTTCCTGGACCCGGAGATAGTACACCTCCGTCGTCAGGATGATTAGAAGCATCTATGTTTGATATATTTAAAGCTTGTTTACGGGCCATTTTGATTTACTTCTTTATTGCTGCTAGCATCTCAGCTATAGTTGGTATATTATAAGGTAGTTTAAACATTTCAGGATTAGGAGTAGACATAGGCGCTTCAGGCGTAGATTTAGGAGTAGGTAATCTTGGGGCCATTTCTTCTGGTATTAACCAATTTTTATTAGGTGGGTGAAGACGATACTTTAAAGCGGCGTCCAAGGCTTCTGGATGCGCGTAGCTCATACCTGATTGATTTAATATGGAAGGCTCAACTTGATTAACTTTACTTGGACTCATTTTCTTAGTAAATCCCAATCCTGTATCAAAATAATTACCTATTTCAGTCGATTTTGTATGTGTTCCTAAATGTCCAAATTCATCTTGAGGTATTCTTACTGTAGGTAATTTTTCTCCTGATCTTGAATGTAAAGTATCAAATCGCATATATTTAGTATCTTGCCCTCTAATGTCTTTTATTGGTACTCCCGCTTCTTTCGCCCAATTTTCTACCCATGCTTGGTCTACTGGTTTTTGTTGTTGTAGTCTCTGTAAAGCGTTTTGTGTACTTTCAGGTAACTTCATAGTAGAGCCAGTAATTCCTGTTCTAGCTCTTAGCCCTGCTGATCCTTGAAGTATACTCTTCAATAAAAATTCTTTCAAGTCCCCTGAAAATGATTTAGAGGTGTCTACAGGAGTCTCTAAGTTCTTATATAAACTTACTTCGGCCATAGCATCTGGCCCCATGCATTCCAGGGATTATTGATCTTACTATGCTCACTAGAATTAGCATCTGGATGCCCTGGTATACGATTTTCTATATTATTAGACAGTCTCCCCTCTTTAGGATATGGTATATTCATTCTGTCTATTGTCTTATACGCGTTAGTAAATTCATACCATCTTGGTGTAAGTAAAGCTTGAAGTATAGCCATTTGATCAGGAGGTATATGGTTAATATCAGAATACCCTGGCATTATCTGTGCCCCATCATTCTTATGAGTGCATCTATAGGTAATTTCTTTGTACCTACATATTCATCCCATATTTTATTATTGGCACCTGGCTCTACTTGTTCCAGCCCTGTTGAAAATTTCATTGGATTAGCTACTGCCCCTTTACCCATAATAGTATCTAGCATACTTCCTGCGTCTGGTGATCCAGCTTGTGGCGCACCGACATTCTTTAGCCCACCATCCATAGGCTTAAGTAGAGCTTGTAATAACATTCTAGGATCAATTGACTCATTCATATATGCACAACTTTAGTTGATGCGGGCATTATTAAATCTTGTAGTTTTCTTTAATGTATCTAACTCATCGTGAAGAACTATATTTCCGTCTCTAAATCCACTATCCTTCTTTCTAAGAAGAGTTCTAATGCGCTCTACATGTGTTGTAGAAGAATATGGCCTAGACATACAAGCGTACCTTATTTCATCCGGTGCGTGGTCTTCCCCTTCTTTAAGAACATCTTCTAAGTGGTTCTCATTGTGCTGTACTATGGGTAATGTTCTTATAGCATGGATACAATTATCCATGAAGAACATCATAGGTGTTATACCGTCTCCCTTTAATCGGGCTCTAAGCATATCCCAACCGCCTATTGTACCAGCTGTAGCAGCTCTCTTATTGTCGGCTTTCATTAGATTAATTCTATAGGGAGGATTACCCATTCTCTCGGCTATAGAGGGTCCGCTTTCCATAGCAAACATCTTAGGATCAGCTACTCGGTAGGCTATTCTTGCTTGCTCGAAATGGTTTCTTGGCTCTTGGGCTTCACGTAGACAAATACCCTCTGCTACTTCTTCAGCAGTGAGTTTAAGACCTATGTTCATGTTTTCGGTCGTAGAAACACTTTGAGCTTCAGCATTTCTGGAACCATACCATTCCCTGTATCGAATAATAGCACCTTTAGGAAGCGTAGTGATCTTAGTCTCTTCAGACTGCCCTTTGTAGAATTGCCACTGATCCGGTCTAACCTCAAGGCCGGCATCAAATTCGTCAGGGACCACTGCCCACCACCCAATAGAGAATGGAGTCGCTGTTCCCCAATCAATAGACATAAATCTTGTCCATTGTTTCGGTATCTGGAATGTTTTAATGACATGTTTTCGTGTATCCCATTCTGGAAAGAATGCCCCGAGCATTACATTCCAATCGCCCATCAACCATGCTTTTACGAGTTCCGCATTACCAGATAAATAAAGATTCCCGATATACTGAGCTGTATTAGTATAAGGATTATCAGTAACTTTAGATGGAATGAAAATTCTTTCTTTGTAGATTTTTTCATTGGTAAAAGGATTCTCAAAGAGCGTGGGGAGAATCTTCATTCCGAGAGGATCAGGGTCAATATAACGATTTTTAATCCAACTATGACCAGGACCGCCGGGATTTGCAGTAGCGATAAACCTGCTTGGAACAGCAGGATTCCTGCCAAGAGTAGCCATAAGCTTAAAAATGGGCTCAGGATTGGGGAACGTCCCCATCTCTTCCACATAAACTCTAGTATAACTGTGCCCTTGATAAGCCATCGCGTCATTGTCGCTCTCAAGGTATGCAAACCTTAATCTTGCTCCATTAGGAAACCGCCAGACTTTGTCTTGTTCGTTGAACTTTGCTCCGAGCGGGAAATAAAGTACTTTTGATCTTTCAACAAGCTCAACAAGTTGTGTACGTTCTCTGCGTACACATAACCCAATAGCGTTCTCCCCATAAAGATCGGCATGACTTGCCCATTCGCCAAGGACACCGTCGCTTTTTCCACCACCACGCGCGCCTCCAAATAGAGTCTCAAAGACTGGACAAGTTATAAGCCAGCTTTGAGGCCCGTCGTTTGGTTTCCAAACAGTTGTGTAGTTTATTTTAGTTTGTCTGGCGCTCATTAGGTCAACAGTTTAACCGCTCCTTCTAGTAGACCAATCCTAACCCCCATCCCAGGAAGCACGGTTCTCACTAAAATAAGAATAGCAACTAAAACCACTATGACCCAAACAATCTTCATTACGTTTTCAGGAATAACTATACCTAATTGTGAAAGCACCCAAAGAACGATATAGATAGCCAGTACCAGAAGGCACAAGCTAATCATTGCCATTACGATTGACTCTATCATTTTATCTCTTTCCGATTCGGTGCGCACCAGCTGTACCTGATAATCTTAACTTACCTGCACGTTGACCAATAGAATGTCCGTGAGTATTATGTGCTTTAGTTTTAGCTGGAGTTTCGCCGTTTATACTCATTCTTGGATACATATAATCGTAGAAACCCTCAGTATCGTTATGATTCTCGTAACAAGCTTTTACAAAGTTTTCTTGAGGGTTGGCGATGTCGATTGGTTTAGGATGAGATTTACGAGTTGCCATTGAAGCCTCTCTTTCTACTACATAAATATATGGCCCACTAAATAGGTACATATATCTGGTCATTTACTTCGTATGCCCCTTATGGGACGTATCAGCAAACTTACCTTGTTTACCGTGCCCGCCGGGCTGTTTAGAGTGACCTGCACCATGTTGACCACCGGCTTTGTCGGCATTAGATAGTCTAGATGTTCCGCCGCTGAATGTGGCGCCACGGCGAACATCAGTGCCCCCGCCACCACCCATTCTACTACCAAACCTACCTGCTCTTTCTCCAAGACAGTGCGCAGTACCTGCTTTCATTTGACCAGAAACAGGAGTATTACGGTGTGTACCGCCGCTGTTTTTTCCGTTGAACTGACCTTTACCGGGTTTAACTGGGTTAGTTGACATATTTATGCGCTCCTAGCTAGATTAAGTTCTTTATTAGCGTGTCTCAAAGCTTTGTCCCAATATGTGTATGCATCTATATTAGGATTAGCTAATTTTGCGTCTTTCTCTATGTTTCTTTCTAGACTAGCTACTCTGTTTTCCCAGTACTTAATCCTTGTTTCTTTATATAGGTGTTTATTATTAGCCTCTGTATCTTCTATTATTTTATCTTGTTGTTCAAATTTATTTTTATAATATAATTTATCTTTTTCTCTTTTATTTTTTCTGTCGGCCATACGCTGGATCATACGCTTATTTTGTTCGTCTTCACTTATATAGCTTAAATTTAATTTTACTTGGCTGTGAGGTAGTTCTTTTAGGTCTAATAATAAATGTTTATCTCTTGCTGTAGAATCATAAATCTTTTGGGTATTGGACGCCATTATGTTAGGAATAGTCTTAGCTAATTCCAAAGGTAGATCAGTGGGTTTAATAAACCAAGTCCAACCAAACTCTACAGGTACTTGTATTACTTCTTTGGCTAGAACTATAGACGGCAGTATGGCGCAAGCTATGCCACCACCTAGAAGTTTGAAGAACCCTCGTCTATTTAAGTCCATTGTTATATTTACACTCCACACAAAACCAAAATTTAAACTTACTCTCAGCGCCTTTCGGCGTTTCGTATTTAGTTTTACATTTCTTACACACTACTTCTTTAAGCACTTTCATATAATTCCATACGCTGATGTTGCTGTAGCTATTACACTCACAAAAGCTATCTCCATCCAAATGAAAGAGTTCTTAGCAAGGTTATCAAGAGGAACAGAAGTACCTCCAGGAGTTACAATAGTCATAGAGCAGCTTGTAATAAGAAATAATCCTCTATAACCTGTAGGAACACTTGCGCTCGCAACAGTGGATACACTAACTGTTATAAGTTTTAAATCACCTGCAATAGGTGTACGGTTTCTATCAAAAGGCATTGTATCTCTCGCTCTGCGCTGGGGTGCAACCGCTCGTGAGCCTAATGCACCATTCCGGGCTCAACATAATTATCTTCTTCGTACTCTGCTTCAACTACATCTTTAGTTACTTTAGTCATATTATTCTTGCTATGCTTAGTCATCTCTTCTAGAGACACTTTAGAGGCCCCTGTTGCTTTAGTCCATTCGTCGGTGGATTTCATTTGATGTGGCACACGCATTACATATCTATGCTCAACTTGAGATTTTACTTCTATAGACTCAAGTTTTGGAGATTGATATGGTGCTAGCTTATGTGCATAGTCAGCAGCTAGCTCTTGACATTTACGAAACTCTTGATAAAGTAGTTTAAGCTCAGCGTAGTTAGATTTTTGTTGCCCTTTAATACTATCTATCATTACTGCTAGGCATTGCTTAGCGCGGGTTTCAAAATTAACCATACCATCATAGAGAACATCCCTAGCGAGGCGAGTTCTCTCTGCAACCTTTAATCTTCTTTTATTTATTCTATACCTTTTAATTTTATCTACTCCTTCTGTGCTTGTAAGCACAACCAGTCGTAAAGTGAAAGAAGGCGGGGGAGCCAACGGGACAAGGGCAAGAACCTGTTTACTCTTAAACCGCCGCCTCCTTTCAGGGTTGACTTTCGGATAGAGGTATGATACAAGTCAAGCACGAATTTTTATCGCAAGGAGCGCATCAAATGACAAAGAAATTATTTACCTTTGAAGTAGATGTAGGAAAACTTCACGAAGAGTTTAAGAAAACCAACAAAGGTGTTCGCTCTAAGAAATTAGAGATGTTAACTATGTTGGCTCTTAGTGAGTTTGATTATTTAACTATTGGTATTGGTGCAGCGTTTGGAAATATACTTACAGAGAACCCTGATCCAAGGGCAGATGAAGTAAGTAAAAGAGTCTTAGAGACGGTTGGTATTAGTTTTGTGAATAATATAGAGATAAAGAATGTTAGTGAAGCTATACCAAATAAAGAGTAATTACTTTACTTCAGGCATAGAGACTGTAAATGGGGTAGTTACTACAGCTGCCCCCATTGTGTACTATATGGCAAGGGATAAATGGAAGATTGAGAAAGTGGTACAGTATTGTATGAAGAAGGGGTGGAATATAGCGGAGGTGAAGAAAAAAGATGTATAAGATTATAGTTATATATGATGATACTCATAGCAACGCTACTCTTAATAATGTTCCTATGTATAGAATATATACTAGAAATTATTTAAATGGTTGGAAAGCTTTATATAAATATGACCAAATAATAAATAGTGGAGTTAAGTTTCATAAGATAAGTTTAGCTAAGTTAAGTTGGACAGGATGGAGAGAACTTGAGAAATTTTCTCGCAATGTGGAAATGTGATTTTAGACCGTGTTTCTGGCTGGGGGGGTCCAGGGGGGGTATAGTACCATACCTTCTTTTCTAAAACGTTAATTTCCACACGAAAATAAATATATATGTTGCCCGAGTTGCATCTACATCGTAATACAATCTTAACCTATGCGTGCTCCGCATAGCTGCAGTCCACCAAGTTGTATATACAACTAAATGGTGCAATACTGGTGATTGCTCACCAGTTTGCTGCTCTTAGAAATTCCATTCTTTGTAATTATATACCTTACAAATCTTGCGCGCTTCTCTCTTGTTCTTCACATCAATCAATATGATTGTGCGCCCCTCCATATCTGTTACGTCAAGATACCACTTGCCGGGTTTGCCGTAAAGATGCGCGAGCATTGTATTTCTCCGTTTCTCGATCCTGAAATCAGTATAACCTAGTTGAGTTAATAATATATTACAACAAAGCGGGAACATAAGAGTTGTATATACCTGTATTAATAGAACATACCCAGAACATCACTATCACATCTTCGTTATCGCTGATATTTTACATAACAGATATTATGCGAATTGTTAGCAGTTGCGAGATCACAATTATTTTACTTGACATGAGTATTAATGGAAAAGCAATAAGTAATGAGTTGCTATAGGTTGTATATGCATTAAGAGAGTATTAATACATGGATTTGCAATTGAACGCTGTTTCCATTCATTATCTATCCGCCAGATATGTACCATGAAAATCGGGCTATCCTACAGGTAACTCGCCTTGTGGTTGTATATATACAATTACACGCTCCACGGGAAACTCTGTACACGTCCTGCCGCTTATCCGACCGATAGCCGTTCGATAGCTGTTCAATTGACAATTGCTGTAGATGGCTCTATATATGGCGTTTCGAGGTATCCTGTCGGATATGCCAGATAGACTACTATATCAATGTATAAGAATGTTAATACTATATACATCTTTCTTCCCCATACAAAGAGAGATTAGACCGTTCTATCTGGCATATCCGGCATGACGTACACGGATCAGTCGCGCAACTACAAGGATACATCATATGAGAAAGCTTCTAACAAATATACCTATCCCACCAAAAAAGCCTAGGCTAGACTTATCTGATTGGCAGGAGTTCTATACAATGCCAATTGGCTCTAGTTTTGAACTTACAGACATTACTGACGTACATCGCTGTCAAAAAATGCGCAACGTATTTAGGCACAAAGAATGGGAAAACCCAGAGCATAATTTCAAGCGCTTTGAAATATCTGTTAAACACAAAATGTGTTGGCGCGTTAAGTGATATTTAACTAATTGGGTGTATCTTCTTCTATACAACCAAGGAGAACTCCCATGGCATCCCGTCGTAAAAACCCCTCCAAAATATCCAAAGCCCAAGGCTATCTTGTGCGCCTATTCGCAGTAGAGTATGATCTACATGGTATGATTAACGCATATGGTCCTGATTTTGTCAAACTATTAGTCGACCAAATCGTAGCAGGCAAGATCGACTGCCGCCAATGTGTGGACCGCTGGGCAGCTGATGTATCCTTGTTTGGCAGCGCGATTGAGCTGCAATCTTGGTTTGAAAAACACAAAACCGAATTTACCATTTCTCAAGATGAGTGTGAGACACTATTCACTGAAACAGCCTAGCGCAGCTAGGCACGTATCGCGAAGCGATTAAGAGCTTAAAAGGGGAACTACAATGTCCTGGAACCGCAAAAACCGCATTAAGAACTATGACAAGCGCGACAACTATCTGATCCTTCAAATGATCGAGGCGCAACGCGACCTTGTCAAGGCCGACACGGCTGGCCAATTCGTGCCGACAATCATGCAGCGCAATTTCCTGCGTGATCTTGCATCGCTCGAAGCAAAGGCTAGAGCCGAATGGACAAAGTAAATTCATGAGCGGTCGCGCACCAGCGCGGAGCGAATGAAAAGGGGCAACAATGACAACAATCTCCATTCTATTATCCCGTAAATACAACATAGACAGTGCAACAATCAAAGCCTGTCTTGAAATGTATTTCTTGATGGGCGGAACACCTCACCATATCAAAGTATCAACTATTCACAGCTATCTTGCAATGCAGGGTTACGCCAAGACTAAAGGGAAATCAGATGTCTAGACTTACAGCCGCAAGTGTCATCAAAGCGATAGAGCGCCAAGAGCCAGAACTAGCTAAACTAGTCGTTATGGCCACTGCACAAAACGCGATCATGGACTCTATGCTCTGCACTACAATCGCCGCGTTCCTAGCTAATCTTGTTTGTGGCGCCAACGTCGCCATTGTTGTTGCTGGTGTTGTTCAACTAGCAATTTACGGCATCATAAGCTTTTCAGCCTATCGTTGTGAGAAGTTAGCAAACGGAGATGGGAAATAACATGGCCATGACACGTAAAGACTACAACAAGCTTGCAGATGCGATCTTTGACCAATTCAAGGAAGGCGAGCAATATTACAAGTTTGAGATTGCGCAGGCTATATCTAACGCTTTGCGCGGCACTAATCCACGCTATCAGTCTGATCGATTTTATCGCGCTTGCATGAATGACCGCACAGCAAAGAAGCCGCGCAAGCGTGCGCCAAAGCTTAGAGGCTACATTGATGCAAAAGGAGTAGCAGTTTCTTAACCCATCTCTGCTATCCTACGAACTGACCACGCCTAGATCGGTCGCGGCGATACAATCAGTCCCCCACGGGTTGTATCTCAAGCGCCTAGGCGTGGTCTCTCTGTTTTGACAACCGCTCGTATTTGTGTTATATACAAGGCTAACATAGAAAAGGGCACCAATCTATGTCAACCTATGACGGCCCATCTGATTACAGATCAGACTGCGATTGCGCGTTTTGCTGCGAGTATCGCACACGATTTGCGTCGCCACCACAATCAACAAACCAAAGAGATACTATATACAATGGTCCTGCGCCACCGAGCGAGCAACCATTAATTAAAGATGATATAATAACACAAAATAAGAATCCTATCTTAGCCCAAGAGATTTATACACAACTAACAACAGAAAATGAACTCAAAAAATTTAATGCGGCTTTAGATAAATTCATAAAAAATCAACTATACTTTTTACCTTTACCTTTGCAACCTAAGATTGAGCAACTAAATAACACAACTAAACAATCTTTAGTTGATTATAAATACTCCCCGCCCTATAATAAGAGCACAACACCAGTCGAGCGGTCGCGTCCAGGCGCGGAGCGAGACGATACAACGGGGGATAAAATGACCGGCTCGGAATACGTTCGCAAGCAATACGGGCAAAACTACAAGCATCTTCGCATGATGCTGCAATGTCTGTGGGAGGTCCAAAACACGCCTTACTATTCCCGTTTCGACATTGATGAGCGTTTTAAGTATAACGCTGGTGCGCTCGCAGCCTATCTGCAAAAGTATTTCCTTGAGAACGATCTAAACCAAGCACACAATATGGCGCGGTCGCGCTATAAAGTTGGCCGTCCGCAAGGCGCGCGCAACAAGGATAAAGTATTGGGGCAAGACGAGTCCAAGATATTTGATGATATGCTGCCGGAACTCCCCGACGACACTAAAGTAGAATATAACAATGGTACAACTGAGACACCTAAGCCTAATGGCCAGCCCGACATTAAGATGCAACTTGACATTTCACAGTTTGTTACTCATGCTTTGTTGCAATCTAAGAACTATGTCAACGGTGAACAACTAATTAAAGTTGTAGAAAACGTTGGAAGCGCGCTACGCAAATATATCGATGAGGAAACAGCTAAAATACAGTTAAAAGCGCCAACAATCATCGAACTAAAGCGCGTAGACCTGCCGCCGCTCAACATGGGCGTGCAGCATCGTTGCTTTCCTGCATTGGTTCAATTCGCCAGCGCCAAGCTTAGATCAGGTGCACATTGCAACATATGGTTGCACGGTCCAGCCGGTACGGGCAAGACTACAGCCGCAGAGAAGCTTGCCGAGGTGTTCTTTCCCGGCCAACACAAATACCGTTACAATGGCGCTATCGCAACAGCGTTCCAGCTGCAAGGCTTCATAAACGCCAATGGGCAATTTATGTCTACTGCATTTAGGGAAGCATGGGAGCATGGTGGCGTCTATATGTTCGATGAGATTGACGGCTCTATGCCTGATGCTTTGCTTGCGCTAAATGGTGCATTAGCTAACGGCCTAGCCTCATTCCCCGATAAGATGGTCCCCAGGCATCATCAGTGCATCATTGTAGCCGGTGCTAACACTTGTGGCATGGGTGGCACCGTGCAATACGTTGGTCGGTTCAAGCAAGATTTTGCCTTGACCAATCGTTTTGTGTTCCTGCATTGGCCATTAGACGAGGCTCTAGAGGATGCGCTGTGTGCCAACAAGACTTGGCTTGCTAGAGTTAGGCAGGTTCGCCGTAAGCTAGAAACCGGAAATTCATCTATTCAAGGCTATACTATCACTCCTAGGGCGTCGATCTATGGTGAAGCGCTTTTAGCGGCTGGTGTATCTCAAGAACTAGTTGAGCACGCCACACTAAAGCAGGGTCTTAGCGATGCGCAATGGAATATGATAAAGTAACCATGCGCGGTTGAGCCTACAGGCTTAGAGCGGAGAACATAAAATGCCTAGTATCCCAAGACAGTCACCAATAGAAGACGACTATGCAATGAGGTTTGAAAACCCAGCTGCATATGCTCAATGGCTTGAGACTATTCCTAGGGATATGGTTAGCGCTTGTGAAGGCTGGCAAGACAACTCATTTAGTGGTGGGGATTTTAATTCCGCAGTGTCTAGGCTTATTAATGGTGACACTAAAGGCTTGGAGCAAGCCGAAAAAATCATAGACAAGATGCGTGACGCCCACGTATTTACTCAAGGGCAACCTATCATTGTTTCATCTATTCAAGGGTATGTGCCTAACGTTCCAGCTGTTCTTATGGGGCATCCCGAGGATATGTTGGTGCGATCACACTCAGAAAATCAAGTAGAGACTACGCCTCTTAAGGTGTTCATAGAGACAACTGTCTCCGCTTCGCTATCGCACGCGGAGTTAATTAATCGTGGCGTAGCGTGCTTGGCCTTAGTTATGGCCTTGGGGATGCAGCGCCCTGTCGAGCTTTACGCTTGCAGTTTTGGTGATCCGGCCTATAATTCGCGCGTGTACGGCGCCATAGTGAAGCTTGACAGTCACCCCTTAGACCTAGGGCGAGCCGTGTACATGCTCACTAACCCCGCGTACTGTCGGCGCCTGATGTTTACCACGGTGCACGCTCAAGCAGACTATAGGCGAATGTCGTCTATTCCCTTCTGTCGCAATCGTCGGGACATTTGTGGTTGTGATGTTAACGATATCTTAATTGAAGGCGGTCATGGTGGCGATGAACTAATGCTGCGAGACCCAATCGCATGGGTTAAAACTATGTTAAAGAAACATGGCAACGTGCAGGTGGAGGCATAATATGGGATACAACGTAACAATTACTTATTTTGATAGTACAACTACAAAATTTTTTATGTTGTACTTAGGCGATTTTTCTAATGAAATATTTGGCAGAAACCATGACTCAATAAAATTAATACTAATTGAGAGTTGCATATAACATGCCCACACAAGACACAGTTAACCAAATTAAAATGTTTGCGCTTCAAAGCGCAAATATTAAAACTTATTCAAAGTCTGATGTGCTATGTTTTGGGTGGCTGCCGGAGCTTAATCTATGGCGTCTCATGCACCAAGTGGACGGTATACCTATGGTAGTTCTTGAGGCCAGTAAGCGTGACGGTGAAAAACTATTAGATCAAGCGTTCACCAACATTGAAGTCAGTGGTATGCGTCTGTTAATAGTTGTAGATAACAAGGCGATGAAGTACTAGTCACTCCATAAGCGGTTGCGCAACAGCGCAGAGCGAATGAAAGGAAACAAGATGTATATAGTAACTCTCGGCGTTCTCAAAGGTAAGCGATATCTTAACATCTGGGAAGATGGCTCCCATTGGGAATGGGTCACTGCCTTTAAGCAAGCAACAAGGTTTAAGACGTATGTTGAGGCCAAGGACGCACTGCGCCTAGCTGTGGCACGAGATAAAATATCAGATGCAACTATATATGGGTATTAACAACCAGGTTGATCCTACAGGATCAGAGGTAAGTAAATGAAAAGTATTGTTACTTCTTTTACTATTGGTGCGCTATTCTCTAGTGTGGTAGGCTTAGCTGTTGTATATAAGCTTACCAAGGGTCCACACATGCCAGTGAGCGAGTGCTTAGTGGCACTAATAAGATAGGAGTAACACTATGACTATTTCAGATAGACCGACACCAGAGCAAAACTACCAAATAGACACTCTTGTAAGAGCTATTAATGCTTTGTTCTCACTCGCTAAGACTGAAAAAGGAATAGCTATCACTGCACTCGGAGAAGTAATGATATATAGCTTTACAACTATGCTTGATAAGGTATCTCCAGAAGAAGCAAAAACACTTCTTAGTGGTTTTATGAGGCTGATAGAGAAGCAAGGTCTAGAGACAATAGATGTATATGTTAAAAAAGCATCTACTAAAAATGAATTTACTGAAAAAGTGAACCCTGTAGTAGCCGCCTTCAACAAAGGGAAGTTAAGCTAACTACGACTGGTCGGGCCTACAGGCACGGAAGGAGTAAAAACAATGTCAGATGACGTATTCGACCTAATAGGCGCAGATGTAAATACAACTGTAGAGGAACAGTTCTATCAGTGGTTAATTTCAGATAAACATCCTAAGCTCTATAACTGTGAGTATTGGCTTAAACATCAGTTGTACATATATGAACATGTTAGTGAGCACTATTTGCTTACTAAACCAGTGGGCACTGCAAGAGTACAAGTATCAAAGCAAGAATTAATTAGAGTTCTTTTAGTATATTATTTTTATATGCACTATTTGCCTAAGTTTGAGCGCACAGATGGTCGCTTAGCCTGTGACATGGATAAATTCTTGGACCTAGTGATGGGCAACCCCGACATCAAAAAATATTTGCATCCAGCACAAAACCCTAGTTGACACCCATAGAGATAGAGAGTAAGGTGTTTCATTAGTTCATGAGCGAGAGCGAATGAACATTAACGGAGAACCAAAGGAGAACATTATGGCTGAGACTTCTAAGCGTGGTAAGGGTCCGGTTTCCGTGACCTTTGTCGATGACAAGGGCAAGGGCGATGCGCGCCGTGTTCCTGAGACTGTGAGTGCAATTCGTGTCACCGACACTAAGGGCGCCTACAAAGACTTCCCCGTGAACAAGATCAATCCTTCTATGCTTGCGCGGTTCGCCGCGTATGGCATGGCCAGCCGCGTCAAGATGTTCGTTACTCATAACATCGAAGATGGTCCGGCACTCGATCTTGCATCGCAGCTGATGGCAGACTTTGCCGAAGCCAAGATGTATGCCCGCGCGGAAGGCACTGGTGAGCGCAAGGGTAAGGTGTTCGATCCGACTATCTATATCGAGGCACTTAAGCTTGCTCAGACCGAGATGTTCACTAAAAAGGTGAAGTTCCCGGCTGGTCACGCCAAGGCTGGTGAGCTTGTTGCTGCTGCTGCACCTACCGATAAGCAGCTGAACGACAAGCGCACTGCACTGGTTGCTCTCCCCGGTAAGGAGCGCACTGCTGCACTCGCCAAGCTCAACAAGAACCCTTACTACGCCAAGCATCTGAAGTTGCTCCAGGCTAAGAATGTGGACACTTCGGACGCTGACGCGCTGTTCTAAACATTCCTCGGATACTTACCCCGAGTAAACTTGTTTGGAGTGAAAGGCCCTAGAGTAATCTGGGGTCTTTTGCTATTAATAGAGAGCACTCGTGCTCCTGACGTTGATTATAGGGCTGATAAAGGGCGCGGGCTAGAGACCCCTAACGCTTTTATGTACTCTCGTAAGGAGTATATAATACAAATCAGCCGCCCCGTCACTAGGGGGAAAACCGGGTATGGGTGCACACCTACTCGAGCAACGTCTACTATCTTTAACTAAGAAAGGGCAATCATATGCTAGGACTAGGTGTGATCCTGGGCGTTCTATGCCTGGGGTTTCTTGGCGTGCTTGTATATAGAGCGTATGAGCAACGTAGCGACAAACTTAAGTCTCTAGAACAAAGGGTAGCTAATCTAGAAACACAAGCATTTCTGGACAAAGGAAATGGAGTAGATAAACAATGACAAGACAAAGGGCTTACGCACATCCACAAGACGACGAACCAACACAAGGAGAAACTTCAATGCCGTTTAAGACTATATCAGCAGCTATCGTAGGCTGTTTATTGCTAGTGTTGTTTTTTTCTACTTACTACACAGTAGAAGAGTACGAGAACGCAGTTGTTACGCGCTTTGGCGCGATATCTTCTATTGAAGGTACTGGTTTACATTTCAAGATGCCTATTGTAAACTCAGTGCACTTCATCAGGACAGACGTACAAAATATTCGTCCCAAGAAAGCAGTGAATACTTATACTATTGACAATCAAGAGATAGATATTATATACGACTTGTTCTATCGTGTGCCCAAAACTCAAGAAGGTCTCAGGTTTATTTGGGTGAACGTACAAGACTACAAGGAACGCTTACAGGCTCTAGCCGAAGACAGGTTAAAGGCTGAAATGGGTAAGATTAACACCCAACACGTAGCAGAACAAAGAGCAAAAGTAAGAGATACTATCTATGCAGTCATTAAAGAAGGTGCAAGCTCTCTTGGGCTAGAAGTAACTGCTTTCTTTTTGACTGACCTTGAGTACGCCACTACATTCAAAAAAGCAGTATCAGACGCAGCCGCAGCAAAGGCTAACGTAGAAACACGTACTCAAGAACTAGAGCAAGAACGCAAACGTGCCGAGGCTGTAGTAGTTAAAGCCAAGGGTGAAGCCGATGCCTATCTACTAAACCGCGAAGCAGAAGCCAAGGGCATAGAACTAAACGGTAAAGCAAATGCAGCTGCTATTGAGGCTCAAGCTAAAGCGCTTGCACAAAACTCTAACCTAGTAGACTTGCGTAAAGCAGAGAGATGGGATGGTAAGCTCCCGGCAACTATGTTATCTAATGTAGTGCCATTCATGGGAGTAGACCAAACCGGCATAAAAAAGTAATGCAACTAAGTCCTAGGCAAGACTAAAACTGCCTATTTTATTCTGATCCAAAAGTTGCATATACCCTATTGACTCACGATAAAAAATCGCCTAAAAAGGCGCCTATGAGCCTCACCCTGCAAGCGTGGCTGGAAGCCTCAGAGACGACCTACAGCGCCTTTGCCCGGCAGGTGCCCTGCCACCCATCCCACATCCGAATGATCGCCCTAGGCCGCTCTAGGCCCATTTACGAGCTTGCCTGTCGCATAGAGCGCCTGACCGATGGGCAAGTGCTCCGCACCAACTGGTTCCCCCCTGACGATAAGCCCGAGTCAAAAGACATAGATGGATTAATTTAATGCTAAACCAAGAGCAACTACGTATACAATCAATCTTTAAATCTTTCTTTGAAGCGCTAATGACAGACGCCACAACTAATGTTGGCTGCGCTGTAAGAATACAGTGTGATCTACAATTAGGCATAATGGACCAAGACAAGAAAGAAAAAGCTTTGAGTTATTCTAAGATAATGAGTGAAATAATACAAGTAGTAGAGAAAGAGCAAAAGAAGAAAGACCTAGAGAAATTTGGTCCAACAGGGATACTAGCACAATGACAACCGCAGAAAAAGTAGAGCATAGAGGAAGATGCTTAAAACTAGCTTTGGAAATACATGATACAAAGGGCAATTACTCTCTGGGCGGTATGGATAGACCAGCACCTATAAACTCACAAACTATATTAGACACGGCCGCTAAATTATTTAAATTCGTAGAGACAGGTAAAACTAAATGAAGTGGTTTTTTACTTCACCTAAGAAAAAAGAGCCAACACACTTCTTTACTTGTGAATGTGAAGTATGTATAAGATATATAATATATGGTGGGGCTGTTAGATGAATATTTTAATTACAGGTGGCACAGGTTCGTTTGGACAAGCATTGACTGAAAAATTGCTTAGTGGCAATAAATATCAGAAGATAGGAATCTACTCAAGATGTGAACATAAACAAGAGCAAATGAAGAATAGATTTAAAGATGAAAGGCTAAGATTCTTCATTGGTGATGTAAGAGACAAAGAAAGACTGGCACTAGCTATAAGAGACTATGAAATAATAGTCCACGCAGCTGCTTTAAAAATAGTTCCTTCAGCAGAGTATAATCCATTTGAGTATATTAAAACTAATGTACTTGGTGCGCAGAACCTAGTAGACTGTTGCGTTACTCCAGCTACATCCTATGGCGGTATTTTATCACTGAAGAAAGTAATAGCACTCTCTACCGACAAAGCTGTGCATCCTATTAATCTCTACGGCGCAACTAAACTATGTGCGGAGAAGATATTCAATGCTGCAAATAATATTAGAGGACCCCATGGTCCTAAGTTTAGTGTTGTTCGTTATGGTAATGTGGCCAATAGCAATGGTAGTGTCATACCATTGTTTATGCAACAAATAAAAGAACTAAAACAATTAACCATAACTGACGATTCTATGACTCGCTTTTGGATAACCCTAGACGAGGCCGTTAACTTTGTGTTACAGTGCATAGAGCGCATGTATGGCGGGGAGACGTTTGTTCCTGACATGCCAAGTTTCAGGGTTAAAGACCTCGCCATGGTTATGATGGGTAACTATCCACCAGAGAAACAATGGTGCGAAGTAATAGGTATTCGTCCAGGTGAAAAGCTCCACGAAGAAATAATAACACAAGAGGAGCTACAAAATACAGATTATGACCCCACAACTAAAACATATATAATTAATCCACCTCAGTATGAACACAATGGCGCTGAGTATATGCAAGAACTACAAGGGAAATCATTTACTTCTAATGGGTCTTTCACTAAGATGCTAAGTGAGCAAGGGCTCAAAGAAGAACTAATTAAACTAGGAGTACTATGACAGCGTACTATATACAAGGGAACAGAATCATCTGGCTGGAGGATACCATGAAAAGGGCAGATCGCGAAGAGACTAGAGTACACCAAGCAAAAATAAGAATAGTCATAGATGCAGTAGAAGACACTTTGCACTATTTTAAAGGCAAAATAATTACAACTAAAATGATTGGTTTAATTACTTCTTTGTCCGTGCTTCCTAGCCAGCTTAAAATATATGAGCAAGAGCTAGAAGAGTCTCTTAAATATAAGCCACGCAAAAGAAGGAAGAAAAAATGAAAATACCTAAGCAAATAATAGATATCATAGCTATTATTGCTTGGTGCATAACTGGAATACTTATAGGTCTCTTATACTGGTGGTTAAAATGAAAAACCCTTTCTCTGTAGTCAAAGACTTCGAGGATGCTGTAGCAGAGTATACAGGGGCACCGTACTGTGTAGTTGTTAATAGTTGTACTAATGCGCTGTTCTTGTGTTTAGAGTACCATAGTGTAAGAGCTAATTATCCATATACAATAGAGATACCAAAACATACTTATGTATCTGTGCCTATGCAAATAATGCATGCAAGATATAAAGTAGCATTTAGAGACGAAGAATGGAGTGGGCTATATCAATTAAAACCATTAAATATATGGGATGCTGCGAGAAGGTTTACCAGCGACATGTGCATCAGTATGGCGAAAGGTAACTTAACTAAAAAAGGCTATGTTTGCGTATCTTTTCATTGGTCTAAAATACTAGGTATTCAACAGGGTGGTGCTATTCTACATAATGACAAAGAGTTTGATAAATGGGCAAGGCGCGCTAGATTTGATGGTCGCACAGAAGGGGTAAGACCAAAAGAAGACGATATTAAAGAGTTGGGGTGGCATATGTATATGTCTCCAGAGATAGCTGCCGAGGGTTTAGTGAGATTACATCACTTACCTAAGAATAACCCAGACTTACCTAACGATGAGTATCCAGACCTATCTAAATTGGACATCTTTAAATGAAACTATCTCGAAGACATGCAATAGGTACAATGATAGGTGCTGGAGTAGCTGGTCCTAGTATTATACAAGGGCAAGTAAGGGATGCTTCACAAGAGCTAGGTAAAAATATTCCAATGGCAAATACTGTAGCGGGGTATGCAAAAGATTCTCCAAAAGTAGACCCTTTATGGCATTCAAATAGAATAAACCAATTACAGTCTGTTATAGAGGGTAACTTTAATGCGTGGCAACAAAGAGAACTAGATAGCTTTTATATAGAGCCTTCTACTGATCCTAATATACTTGGATTAAAATCTATATCTGAGTCTCATAAACTAAGAATGATAGCTCGCGCTATGAGAGAAAGAAAAAAGAACGATTGGATAAGAAACGCAAAAGAGCAGCTAAAAGAAATGCTGAGGTTTGAATGAATTTCTTGGGCAAAGAAATAGGCAAGAATAAATACCCATTTATAGTGGCTGAGCTTAGTTGTAACCACGAGGGCAACTTACAACAAGCTAAAGATTTAATTAACGCTGCCAAAGAAGCAGGCGCAGATGCAGTAAAGATACAAGTATATACACCAGAGGATATGACTATAGATATAGATAATACCTATAATAACCCAGATTTTGCTATTAAAAATGGTCTTTGGAAAGGTAATACTCTATATGACTTATATACCAAAGCTCAAACAAACTATGAGCTAGCTGCGAGAATGTTCGAGTATGCTTCTTTCATTGAAATACCTATATTTGCATCTGTGTTTAGTAAACAAGGGATAGAGTTCTTAGAAAAACTAGGCTGCCCCGCTTATAAAATAGCTAGTTTTGAATTAGTAGATATACCATTAATACAAGAGGTAGCTAAAACAAATAAACCAATAGTATTATCTACAGGCATGTCTACAGATAATGAAATATGGGACATAGCACCACATATAGAAAACAGAAAAATTATTTTTCTTCATTGTGTTAGCGCTTATCCTACAAGATTAGAAGAGTCTAATTTGTGGCGTATAAGATGGTTAAATGAAAATACAAATGAGTTAATAGGCTTTAGCGACCATACAGAGGGCCTCCTAGCCGCACAGATCGCTTGCGGCATGGGGGCTTGTATGATAGAGAAACACTTGTACACGGGCAACTCTGCGTCTGAGGACGCAGTTTTCTCACTTACTCCAACCGCCTTCAAGTTTTTCGTGAAGGCTTGCAGAAGGGCAGCGGAGGCAAGTTTTGAGACAACCTCAATTGAAGAAGGATATTCCAGACAATTTAGGAGATCACTCTATGTGGTTAGAGATATTACAGAAGGAGAAGAATTTACTGCGCATAATATACGTTCTATTCGTCCTAGCTACGGGCTTCCTCCTAGTATGTATGAATCTATTTTGACTAGAAAAGCAAGTATGGACATCAAAGCAGGAACGGCACTCAAAGAAGAGCACCTAAAATGAATAAAAAAGGATTAGAATTAATGGAAGCAGCATATGCAATAAAATCTATTCACGTAGATAAAGTACACTGCATATGCAAGGGGCCAAACGCACGTATTACTTTTATGGAAGAAGTGCCAGAATTAGATAACGCTATACCCAGAGTATCCATAACTATGGCTATAAATGACTTCTTTGAGACGGTACAAATGTTAGGAGGGGTAGTTAAACAAATTCAAGAACAAAATAAACCTAAAGAAGAAACATCACAACCGCAAGAACCAGAACAACCTAATCCAGAGACAAAACACTGATGGAAAACGTATTTGATTTGATTGAAGAGGACCTATCAATACCTTATAATAGAAATAAGGTATGGTACGATAAACATGGAAAAGAATATGCTGCTAGATATAGAAAAGAAAAATCACATATAAAAAAGAAAGTAGCTAAATCATATTATGATAGGCATAGAGATAGACTTATAATTGAGTCCAGAAAAAATTATGAGAAAAGACGAAAGGCTAATCCAGTATTGGTAATAAACAGCGCTAAGAACATGCATTTAAAAAGAACATATGGTATCACTTTGGATGATTTTAATAGAATATCAAACGAGCAAAACAATAAATGTAAAATATGTAGAAAAGAAACTAAATTATTTGTAGATCACTGTCACAATACAAATAAAGTACGAGGACTAATATGTATTACATGCAATACTACTCTAGGGCATTATGAGAAACACAGAGACGCCATAGAGGAGTATATAAAATGATCTTGACCTACTGCAAAAAATGCTTATATAATAACTTAAAACCTGATCTTACTTTTAACGATCAAGGAGTATGCAGTGCTTGCACTGCCTTTGAGGCACGAGAGGATATAGATTGGGCAAAGAGACAGAAAGAATTTACAAAAATAGTAGAAGAAGCGAAAGCCAAAAAGAAGCAATACGATTGTATTGTACCTGTATCCGGTGGAAAGGATTCACACTACCAAGTTTTAATGGCGTTACAGTATGGGCTGCGCCCTCTTGCTGTTACTGCAACGACAGACCACGTAAGCGAGTTAGGCCATAAAAACCTAGATAATATATCTCAGCTAGGAGTAGATCATGTCCATGTCACATGTAATGGAAGAGTTAGAAAAAAAATCAATGCGTACACGCTTAGAGAGATTGGGGATATATCTTGGGCGGAGCATGTTACTATTTTCTCTATTCCTTTTAGGGTTGCTACTTGGCATGATATTCCGCTTATAATATATGGAGAAAACCCACAAAATGAGTATGGCGGTCCTGATGAAGAGACGCAAAAAACATTTACTCTGGATCAAAAATGGTTAGAAGAATTTGGTGGATTGAACGGTCTAAGAGTATCAGATATCATAGATCAAAAGATAGCCACCGAACAAGATATGTTACTTTATACTTACCCCAAGTTAAAGAAAGACTCTGTAAAGGGAGTATTCTTAGGGCAGTTCTTTCCTTGGGATGGCGCCACAAACGCCGAAATAGCATGTAATAATGGATTTAAAACAGCCTACGGCCCTGTAGAAGGAACAGGTTATGACTATGAGAACCTTGATAACCTTCAAACTGGTATTCATGATTACTTTAAGTACCTCAAGTTTGGTTTTGGCCGCTGCACCGATATTGCATCCAATCACATCAGAAGAAAAAATATTACAAGACGTGAGGCGAAAGAAATTGTGGAACTGTACGATGGCCGATACCCTTCCACTTACCTTGGTGTGCCCTTGGAAGATGTTCTTGATAGAATAGGGGTAAGTATAGAAGAGTTCGTGGAATTATGTAATCATTGGGCAAATAAAGATTTATTTGATACAAGGGATATTAAAAGACCTCCTAGGGCTATGTTTAGGAGGGACTTAAAAAATGCCTGATGATGTTATGATTCAATTAGCCGATCCTGAAAGGCTAAAAGGATATAAAAACGACGACGATGAAAATAGTTATAATGTAGGAATTATGTTAGCTGATGCTTGTCATCTTTTACTTACAGACAAAGGTATAAAAAGAGGAAAAGCAGAAATATTGCAATTAGTAGAAGATACTATAGATAGAGTACAAATGTACACAGAAAAGAAATTTATATGACTCTTAAGCACCGTATCATACCCACTCTATTATTTAATGGTGATCTTCAATGTATTAAGCCTATTTCTTTTGGGCGACCTTATCGTAAACTAGGCCCAATGAGTCAATACATAAAGGTCATGGAAAGGCGCAACGTCGATGAGATTATTTTGTTGGATATCGAAGCAAGTGCTGAGCGACGGGAGCCACGAGGTGAAAAAATTAGGGAACTTACTCGCGGTCTTTTTGCTCCTATTTGTTATGGTGGTGGCATATCTACATTGGAGCATATTAAAATTTGCCTCGCTAATGGGGCAGATAAAGTAGCCATATGGTCAGGTGCAAAAATAATAAAAGAAGCGGCAGAGAAATTTGGCAGCCAAGCTATAGTTGGAGTAGTGACACATCCTAATGTCACAGCCCATGCAGCCGTTATATCTTCAGCCATGGAGATGCTTGGAGCAGGAGAGATACTATTAGTAGATAGAGAATTAGACGGTACTACTAAAGGGTATAATTTAGATACGATAAAAGAAGTATCTAAAGATATATCTGTACCTCTTATAGCCTGTGGTGGTTGCGGCAACATCGCACATATGCACGCTGCAATAAAATCAGGCGCAAGTGCAGTTGCTGCTGGGAGTATGTTTTTGTATACAGAAATTACGCCAAAGATGTGCGCAGATGTGTTACATGGTCAATTCAGAGTTCCGGTGAGGATACATGCCTAAGTGGAATACATACTATAAACCAGGCATTTATGAAATTATATTTACTTCCTTTAGAAATAGGATTGGCTATTACTTAGATAATAATATAAACATTAAAGTAGAAGATTTACCATACTACGCTAGAGAAGTAGATAAAGAAATACAAAGAATAATGAAGACAAGAGATATTCCTGTGAATGAACTAATAAACGAAATAGAGAAACAAATAAAATACACAGAGAGTAAATATGCCTCAAGGTCAAATAATTCGCTTACAACCAAAGAAGCCCTCTAGACAAAAGATAGGGGTAATAGTCCAGGCGAGAATGACCAGTGTAAGATTCCCTGGTAAATCTATGGCGCTCCTAGCTGGTAGGCCAGTTATAGAGCATGTCTTGGAAAGAGCCAGAAATATTCGAGCCAACAAAGACTACGACACAGAAACAATAGTGGCAGTACCAGACACACCCGATAGCGAAGCCATCATCGCTCATGCTGATAAAATGGGAATATCTAATTTTTGTGGAGATGAATTAAATGTGCTCAAACGATACTATGATTGTGCATGTTTTTTCAAGTTTGATTATATTGTTAGGGTTACAGGTGATTGTCCTTTCATTGATCCCAGGGTGGGCTCTGAGGTCTTACAATTACTTTTGTGGAGGAAGCTTGACTATGCTTCTAATATTTTCCCTAAACGTACTTATCCCAAAGGGCTAGATGTAGAGGCTTTTACTATGGATTGCCTAGAGGCAGCATACAAGATGGCTGATGCACCCTATTTTCAAGAACATGTTACACCTTGGATGCAAAGCACTAAAGAAATAAAAAGGGCAAACGTACAACAAAAAGAAAATATGTGTCATCTTAACTACTGTGTAGACTACCCAGAGGATATATCTAGGTTAGAGAAAATACTAAAAGAGCAAGGTAAAGTAAATGAACAAGCAAGTTGAGCTGTGGCAAGGTCCATTTGGGGACTTATACCAAGACAGAAATAAATTCACAGACGAAGAAGTAGCTTTAAGGTTATCTTTTTGGGACAACGTATTTAAATCTATCTATTTAAAGTGCGGAGATATTCCCAAGAGCGTCTTAGAAATAGGTGCAGGTCAAGGGCAAAACCTAGCTGCTTTAAATAAACTCTCTATGGGCATAGAGAAACAAATAGAGTTGTTTGCTACAGAGTGCAACGACAAAGCTAGAACCCTTCTCAAAGAGAACGTGCCTAGTGTAACGCTCTTAGCGCAGCCAGAGACAAAGGTAGCTGATTTAGTTATAACTTACGGTGTAATGATACACACTCACCCGGCGCATCTTAAACAACTAATGAGAGATATATACAATTCTTCCAAGAGATGGATAGTGTGTGTAGAGTACTTCGCCCCTGAGACAACTAATAAACTATACCATGGCGAAAAAGACGCTCTTTGGTTAGACGACTACGGGAGTCACTTTATTGATAATCATTCCTTAAGAATTATAGGGTATGGTTTTTGTTGGAAAAAGACCACCATGCTTGATAATGTAACCTTCTGGATCATGGAAAAACGGAGAAAATGAACTAATGGTGAATCATCCTGACGGCGGCATGTGGACTGAAGCAGATATAACTATCAATGGAATAAAACTAACTTTTGGACAAGCTATGTCATTAAGGGTAGCCATTACAGATTTTTATTCACAGATGGAAGAGCCAGACGCTCTAGGTGGAGATGAGCATGGTTTAAAAATGGCCCAAGGGTATCACGATAGATTAAAAGAGGTACTTGCTCTAATATCTGGAGGCACGAAATGACCCAACTAGCTCTTATTGGTATATACGACACACCCACCCCAGAACGTCATATGTACGAGAGGTTTTTATATAACCTTCTTAAGGATCGTAAACCATGGGAGAATATTTCTCATAAGAAGATGCCGACTTACGACGAGCACGTAAGTTTTGTGAGGAGTAAACCATATAAAAAATGGTATATCATAGATTATAAAGGCCCAGTAGGGGCTATTTATCTAACTAAGCTCAACGAAATAGGTATATTCATAGAGAGATACAACCAAAAGAGAGGATTTGGCTCTAAGGCGCTAAATATGCTAATAGAAGATACTCCAGATGTAGAGTATTTCTTAGCTAACATAGGCGCATTTAATTCTAGGAGCTTGGCTTTCTTTTGTATGAAAGGATTTAAGTACTTAGGCCAAGACTATGATGAAAACAATAAACTCTTACAGTATGTATATAAATACTCTAACCCAGCGTTTGTTTTACCAAGAGCACACTCACCATGCGATTAATTATCTCGCTTTACGAAAGAGTATCTCTGTGTTATACTGCGATAATGAAGCGAAGAAAGAAGCATAGACACCATCGTCATCATCATCATCATCATCACCACCACTGCTTCCCATCGTATATACGTTTTACCATCTTAACCCGAGATGGCTACGTATCTACAATAGCAAAGGATAGAATACTCATGGATACCCAAGTATCATTAGGCCATGTCATCAACATGGTAATTGACTTTTTGGACCAGAACGGCAACCCGATGCTGACTCCGCAAGTTGTGGATAGCCCGCCTATTTGGTCTAATACTACTCCTGCAACTGAGACTCTTGTTGCATCTGCTGATGGCCTTCAGGCCGTAGCTACTCCGGTAGCTGATGGCGTAGATACCATTAGTGTTACAGCCATGGTCGGTGGCAAGCAGTTTGGCGCAACGTTGAATGTAAACGTCGCCCCTGCGCCGCAGGTTCTTAGCTCTATCGTAATCACCCCAACTGTAGTCTAACCCCAACTTAGAAATAGCCTTGTTAGATTAAACTCTAGCAGGGCTATTTTTCTTTATTACCCAAGTATGAGTAGCAACTAAGCCAAATATTGTAGCGACAAACACTGCACTCATAAACCAATGAGTCATAGGCTCATATTTTAGAGTAAGCATATCTCTAATGCAAACTACACCAAGTATTATATTTATAAATACTATAGTCCAGCTAGTAAATACCCACAAAGCCATAGTTGCAATAGACGCCATGTCTCTTTCAGGCTGTACATACATCACTTGTTGCTGAGTATGTTCTGGTGAATCTATTACTTCTCTAATACGAAAATGGTCTCTTGGGGCGTCAGTCATCGAATAAACTCAACTCAGGTTCGTTTATCTGTTGCACTATTTCTTCTTTAGTCAGTCCTGCGTCTTCTTGGGCTTGTTGGATCGCGTTTTCAAGTTCTAAAACGCGCTCTTCCCAATCACTGTACTCTCTTTCTAAACGGTTAAAATGAGAGATGATCTTGCGCCCTTCCTCCCTCACCCTATCGATGCCTGCCTTGAGGTCGTCTATCGTCTCGTAGGTCGCCATGGATGCCCCGCTAGCGTCTGGATCGGCCTAGGATGCGTAAGGAGTGGCAAGCCGCCTTGGACCTTGTGGGGAAACCCCTCTCTGCCTGCGTGGTCCCCTGCGGCTCGCCTAGCGCGGCTCAGCGCTCGGCAGAAGGGCATCCTAGCACTCAAAGGTTAATAATGTCTAGTGCTTGGTAAAAATATAAAACAACGCGCTAACAATAGCTGATATAGTCCCAGCAGCTGTGATAATTTGTAATACTACTCCAAAAGTTAAATTAACTCCTTGCGCCTTACCTATTAAAGACGCCAATTGTTGTTCTGTTAGCTCTATTCTTTTAGAAAATACCTTATCTAAATCTGTTATTTTTTGGTTAGCTGCATCAAACCTAAAATCAGATTGTACCTTATCAGCAAAGTTCTTTTGTTGATCCATCATTGCTGCGCGTATTTCATTAGATGCTTCAGCGCGCTTATCTGCCGCTGATTCGGCTTTAAGAATAGCTTTTTCAGAAGCTGCCATAGCAGCATTAATAGCCTCCCGTGCGGCAGAGAGAGCAGCATTTACTGCCTTCTCTGCCGCCGCAAAACGTTCATTGATAGATACTTCTTTTTCTCTTAGTATGTCAGAGAAGTACTTCTCAAACAGAGCCATCCTGTTATTAATATTTTCTATAGTAGTTCTTAACTCTATAGAGGACAGTTTTTGAGGTTCTCCTGGCTCCATTAATCTCTCCTATTAGATTTTTACTCCAAATAACCTAAAGATCATTGGTAGAACACCAGTAAGAACTTCTAAAGGCTGTTCCTCGGGAACATTAGGAGCTACTGGTTTAGGTGGGGCTACTTTGTTCTCGATCACATCTTGCTTCATGAATAATTTCATCAAGGTTTCTTTGAAGAAAATAGTGATACAAGCAGTTAGTAACACAGCTACGTTGTTATCTTTTAAGAACTGTAAGATAACAGGTACATAAGGCTGAAGTAAGTCAAAGTTAAATGAACCTAATAGACTGGCGCTAGCTGTAGCCACACCGAAGATACCAGCAAGCCATTGGACCCAATTAGTCCACCAGAACTTACGGGACACAACAGCCATTTCTTTGTCTGTGGGTTCTGGTATAACAGCTTTAGGCGCTTCGATAGCTATTACTTCAGGCGTAGGCTCTGCTACTTTCTCTTGTGTCTTAGTAAGAATAGTCTTTAAGATGGCCATACAGCCTTGCTGTACATCTACTACGCTTGCATCAAATACACCATCCGATACGTACTTACCGCTTATGTATTGGTTTGTGCCTGCCCAAAGATAAGCGCTAGGTACTCCATGCATTCTATAACCAAAACCGTTAAACTTTTCGCTGCTAAAGGCTATTTGTTCTATGCTCCAATCCTTGATAGAGGTATAGCCCATCATAGTAAGGGCATCAATAGCGCTTTCTTCAAACGTAAAAGGTGGATTACCCTTAACAGGCCTTCCAGCCGGAACATGATATGTTCTACCAGAGAGAGGATCACCGTTATGTAAATGCCTATTAAAGTTACAGGAACTCTCTCTAAGATGTAAGATACCTATAAAATACCAAGGTATATTGGTTACGTTTTGTAGCCGTGTATATACATCTCTACCAGCGATGACTTTATCTGCCTCTTTTGTTATTGCTGCTAATCTAGCAGGGCTAATTACCATCCCTGTCCACTTGCGAGTATAGTCACTTTTCAGAGCTTCATACGTATAAACAGCCATTTGTCGTTCCTTTGTTATTGCCTAAGATAGGCGCCAAATCCTGTAAATGTTGCACTGATACTAAGCACGCATCCTACTGACGATTGTCCAAGAGGAGTTAGAAAGTTATAGCCAAAAGGCATTTGATACCCATAATTTACAGTAACCATTAATGGTTGAATAGTTCCTATAGAAAGAACTAAATTTTGACCTATAATTGTTGCAGCACCGTTTAAACCTAAGCCAGCACCCATTGCTGATCCATTTGTATCATTAAACAAGGAAGCGAATAAAAATGCTTGGGAAAATTCATCGCCATGAGTTATAAATTCTATTCGTTCTGCGCTGTTAAATTCTGTCATAGATGTAGCGGTAGTAGTTCTAAGAGCTATTAATGGAGCCCTTTGAACTGGTTTAAGTGTTCTATTATAATAAGATGCGCAGAATCTCTGTGTAGCGCTATCTACAAAAGTACTTCCAGATGTTGTATATATCATTCCTACATATGTTCTTGATTGATCTCCTGATTTAATAAGTTGACCATAGGTGCCTGTGCTAAACGCAGTCGATGAACTAAACTCTAACGCAATAGCGGCTCCTGTCCAATAAGCATACACATAGTATAAAGTAGACGGAGATAATCCACTGTTGCTAATAGCTGGAAAATTTGTGGGGTCAATTTGATAATTTACACCATTTATAAAAAACTTAAATGACCCTCTGCCAGTCAGTACTAAAACATTCGACGCAACAACAAATAAAGCGACGCCAAACTCAGGCGCAAACGATAGTGGTATAAAGTTTTGATCTGGAATGAATAGCCCAGGACCTAGTACACTTACTCTATATGCTCTTATCGCCTCTAGTCCTGTTGAATTACTTGTAGCTATGCCAGCTGGATACTGATTAGCGAGAACTGCCCATAGTTCTGCTTCTGTAGCTATATTAGTAGCGGTGTTACCTAAAGCCACCCACGCTAAGTAAGTACCATTACTAGTTGCTACATATGCAGCCCCAGCACTAGAGTACACATTACCAGGATTAGTGGCAACGTTCCAGTACCAAATAGCTGGATTATATGGTTGCGGCATTATGCATACACCGAGAAAGTGGCTGCATCAGCTGTTCCAGCTATATTACCAGGGAAGTAATTAGCCCCACCCCCATTAGTTTGTATGATAGACCCCACATTAACAACATATCTTTTTCCTGTAGCGCCCGCTCCAACGAAACTAAAACCAGTAGCGCTTACTGCACCAGCATTACCAGATTGCACAAAGGCCACATTAAAGTTTGGCGCACCTGTTATAGTATAAACTACTGCCGCGACATCTGTTGCTGGCCACGCTATCACTCCATTTGTATCGGCCAGTCCATGTATTATAGTACTGCCTATTATCTCATTAGCTCCATAGCCAACTATAAGAGAGCCAAAAGCAGAAACAACATGAGCAACTGGTGCAGTATCAAACACTATTTTAGTATATTGTATCCTACCAGGAAGTCTAGAAAGTATACAAAACCCTGAAGTAATAGTTTTTAATTGAAAACCAGATATATCAAATGTACCAGATAAAGAGCCTGCGTTATTAGCGAAACAATCGTCACCTGTTACAGTTATTTTAACATTGGCTGGAGTTGTAACATTGCCTTTAAAGAATATAGTACCAGAGCCAACCCATGGTTTTATGTCTACACCGGCTGTATAAGTACCATCTGCAACGTTATTCGTAACATTAAATACACCTAGGTCTAGACTAGATGATACGTTCATTGCTTTTTGAAGAGTTAGAAAAGGCGTAGCCGGCGTTAAACCATTATTACTATCACTGCCAGTAGTGGCTACATAATAATCTCTATTAGCGAGTAATCTTTCTCTAACAATACCAAAAATAAAATTAGACAGGGCTGTACTTAAAGCGCTATCAACGGTAGGAGTAAGAGCAGATGTTATAGCATCATCAATTGGTACTGGAGTACCAGTGATCCAGTTTACAAATTTGAATACAGCTGGAACAACCATAGCCCACGTCTAGCAACGAGCCAGACGTGGGGCAAGAGAGATTTTTTATCGTTTCTTGAAGGCTTCTGCGGGGATAAGCTGAGCGATCTTATGGAGAGCATCCAAATGGTTATTTGCAGCTAGCTTTTCTCTCAATGCTGCAATAATTTTTGTGTCTCCTTCCAACTGGTATTGCATCGCTTTAATTTTTGCTGTAAGTCTATCCATCTCCACTGTGTCTTGAATAGCTGGAAGATTAATTTTATACCCAAAAGATTTATTAACTTCATTGAACGTATTTAAGCTTGTATTTAGTTGGTGCAGAGTAAGAGTAGGCATCCCAGGCAGCTGTGCCTCGTTTATTTCTTTCTCGGCTGTAACTTTCTTTGTACGCCAGTATGTAAAATCTGTATTGTCTGTGTTTTTGTCTTGTGTGACATGCCCATTCTCGATGAGCCACGCAGCGACGGTGTGCCGCTGCTTAATTGTCAAATAGGTCTGTGTACGCTTGTTGTCTGTCGTCATTGCCCTTGCTCCTTTGCTCTAGCGGAACCTTGCTTAGCTCTGGTCTCATACCATATTTTCGTGAATAATTCATTAATGCCATAGAGGCGTCTTCTTTCTTAACAAGAGCTTGTATAATATATTTGTCCATATCGGATGCATAGAGGTCGTATATACTTATCGGAACTTCTCTTTGATATTTTTCGGGACGACTTTCCGACTGCATTCGATTAAGTAGAGAAAAGTCGTTTTCATAATATATAATACTATCACAAGGGTTATCATCAGGACCACAGAGCGTATGCCCATAAGATAGGACTTGGAGTTGTGCGAGGAGGATTGTTGCGTCACCTTTATTAAACCTTTCTTTCTCGGTTTCTATTTCTGTTCCCATCCCACCCACCAAGCGAGCAGTCTTATAGCCATCTTTTCTAAGAGTATATTCCAAGTTATCAATGCTAAGGCGAAAACGACAGGGAATGATAACTTTGTGGTCAATCTCATTGTCGAGTATGTCTCGTAGTACGCGAATCCTAGGATTACGGCTGGGATCAATAGTATTATGTTGCACACCACTAGGATCACCAGCAATACCAGAGCTAATTTGCTGCAGCCGTAAATACTTAACGAGTATAATAGGCGCAGTAATCTCGGTGCCATCTTGCAGCTCCGTTATTAATTCATTCTCCATTTGAGTGTATAGTTTTTGCTGATCCTCAGTGAGTGTAACTCTTCGCAGCGGCTCATATATCTTTTCAAAACCCTTGATGTATTTATCCTCTGCGATATAGGAGTAAGGGTACATCTCTTTTTGTAAGTAGTCCGTATTGATGTTACGTGTAATTGTTCTTCCTTGAAAGCCACCCATAACGCAGTAATAACGTTTATGCTGATAAAAATTGCGGCTTGTAGCCGCGATAAATTTAAGTTGAGCCCATAAATCTGCATTACTATTGGCGGTAGGTTTACCAGTAAGTACACGTTTATAGGCGCAAAAAGTCGCGAGAGCATGGCAAGCCTTTGTCATTTTGGCGTTGGGTTCTTTGATCTTAGTGCTTTCGTCAGCAACTATATATGTCCTAGAATGGTTAAGGAACTGTGAACCCCCATCCTCCATGAAAGTTTTAACGCTTTCATAGTTAATAATGAACACACCGCCGTTCTTGTTATGTTCTAAATAATAGTATGATTTCTTCTTATTGCCGCTCTCGTATACACATACAGGTATAAATTCATCCACTTCTTCTATGTCTTGTTTCCATTGTTCTTTGATTGAGTTAGGGCATATGACTACGAACCAATCTACTTTACCTTCTGCACGGAGCATAGAGAACTCAGCAAAGGCTGTCCAAGTCTTGCCTAATCTTTGTCTCATGAAAAACGCAAAACCTCCTTTACCCCACGATTTGGATAAAGCCGCTAATTGAACTTCTCTTGGTATCTTATTATCAAATGGCCATTTTTTAGTTTGGCCATCGTGTGTTTTTATTTCATAGTCCACGCCTGAATTTTCCTTTCATCGTTTAGTTCGTACCATCCCAACATACTGTTACAATAATTACAAAGTAGTCCACGAACTTTACCTGTAATGTGGTTATGATCTACGTTAGGAGTGCTCCTAAATTGTTTACTGCATATTCCACAACAATTATTTTGCTGTTTCAGCAGGTTCTCATATTGTTCTTTAGTCAATTTGTACTTACGAAATATGTGTCTTGCTCTTTCTTTTTCTGGGTACTTTTCTCTATGCTTTTTATTGTACTTTCTATGCCTATCTGGATTTATTGTTCTTTTGTTTTTGTCTATAATAAGCACACATGATTTACAATACACATGCTTACCGTCTTTTTTATATCTATTTTTACCAAATTCATCTATATCCTTGACTTCAAGACACTTCAAGCATAGTTTAAATCCATCTAGTTCTTCTTCGATGTTCAACTACTTTATTCTCCCAAGGTCTTCCTTTAAATCAATAAACATAGTCCAAACTTGATTAGCTATGTACTCAATTTGTTTTCTATTTTCAGTTTGTGTTTGTACACATTGTTGTTCTATAGGTATAAGCACAGGATAAAGTACTTTTGTTATTTCCTGCACCATTATAGCTCGTATTTGTTCATTTCCGTATCTACGTGGCATCCCTGAGTATCCCTTGATTAGGTTGCGGTACATTTATATCACTATGCACCATATGTATTACTTCTTTGTTAACTTTTGGAACCTTAATTAATTCAAACAGTTGTATAACGTCGAAATGGCTATCTACCATGTTTACAAAATGTTCTGTAGTAGAGCTAATATAATTATCTCCTTTGTAAACTTCTTGTATATAACAAGAGTATAAGCTCCTACCGTACTTAAGACCAACTAACCCAAGGGCAGTATATGGTTGTACTTTATTACACTCTGTGATCCAATGCTTCTGTATTTCACTATACGCTACTTTTCTAGTGAATTTAGCTTGATTTACTTCACCTAGCCACTTAGCCTCTAGGAGCACAGGTATAAAACCATTAATCACCACATATAAATCTGGTATTCCTGCTATCATAGGAGCAGCAAGGGATAAACAAAAACCTTTCTGAGCTTTAACGGACTTTTTGAACGCGCTTTTGAAGGCTGCTTCGTTCTTCATTTTTAATCTCTATTGCTCCACTTTCATAGTCTGGATCATAGTTTGAATCACGACTATTATGAATCATATCATAATAACAAAGAGCATCGTGATCCTCCCACGGCCTTAGTTTATTGTCTAAGTCCCTCACGGTGTTCGTGTACTGGAAGTACCTCATTTTTTCTCTTTAGCTCCTCTTCTAGGTTTTCTACCTTACCTTGTAAGTCCCAACATATATACGATAGATTCATTACTTCGGAGGCTCGGTACATTAATCCTCCAAAAGCTCCTATGATTACACCAAAACAAACTAATGCCCAAGAGTTGTTGGCCCATTCAAGAAACAGTGCCATAGGTCGCTGTGCTCCAATTGTCACCTGATTTGAAGTCTACAGGCATAGGTACTTTAAGATTAAAAGGAGGTACTTGCACCCTTTCCATTATGTCTCTAATTACGTTAATTAAGTCTTTACGATCATTATGTATTTCAAATACAAGACTATCATGAATAGTAAGAAGCATTCTACACACGTCCTCTAATTTATTGTTTACTAGATATCTATCGATTTCTACCATTTTATACTTAAGTACATCAGCACTAGAACCTTGTATAATTCGGTTAGCAGCCCTGTATGCAAAATCAGGATCAGGAAAGCGAGCCCTGCGACCAAGTATAGTTTTGACGTATCCTCTGTCTTGCGCGACTTTTTGTGCTTTTTGGGTAAACCCAGGATTGTTTCTGTCGTAGTTGGAGACTCTTGGAAAAGTTTGCATCCATCTATCAAGAATAGCTTTTGCTTGGTCATACGATATCCCTAGTTTGATTGCTAGTTTCTTTGGCCCCATTGTGTACATTATGCCTAGGTTTAAGTTCTTGGCTATGTCTCTAGATACGTTCATGTACTCAGCCGCTATAGTGTGCATATCTATAAACGGTGTACTATTATACCCTTTTAAGAGCGCCGGCTCATCAGAGTAGTGAGAATATAATCTTGGTTCAGCTTGAGAATAATCATATTCAATGAGAAAATAATTATCACTAGGCACAAACATCCTACGATAAATCGAACCAAGTTGCTTATCTCTTTTAGGAACTTGCTGCTGATTAGGATGACTAGAAGAAAGACGGCCAGACCTAGTTCCATGGGTTTCCCCTATCGTTTGGTTAAAGGTAGTGTGTATCTTACCTTTATATATGAACCTATCTAAAGGGTCTAAAAAAGAAGATTTAAGGTGAGAATATTTTCTGACATTCATAATGTTAAGACCCTCTTGCGTAGTAGCAAGAAAGTCTTTATTAAAGCTAGGCTGTCCATCAGGATGCGTCTGAGTAGGCGCAGTCATAGGCCAGTCGTCTATATCGCACATTTCAAAGTACTGTTTGAGGTCTTTGGCTGACCTTACGTTTATAAATTCGTATCCAAAGTCGTCGTCTGTAGCCACTATAAGTTTAGAGTAGGCTTCATCGTAGAGTTCTTCTACTTGTATTTTAACTCTTTCTGCCTCTTCGAGGTCTACTCTTATGCCTCTACGCTCCATTTTTTGGAGAACGTAAATAAGTTCGTTTTCGAGGTTAACCACTGTATCAAGTTGTTGAGCATAGAGTTTTTTCTTTTGTGCTGTATGTAATTGCTTAGTAGTAAGTGTATCTCCTTCTGCATATTCGACGGCAAGGGGATCGTTACCAGCAAGGGTATGAAAGTGAGCCATAGCATTACGATCTGGCTTGCATCCAACTTGTTGAGATATATGCTCATATAATCTCTTTCCTAATTTTGGAACGATGTCATATTTTTTACATATGTTTTCTAGAGAATAGCTTCTTTGATGCTCATCTAAAAGAGCTTCTTGAACCATAGTATCTTCTACTTTGTTTCCGAGAATAGCGCCATGGTTTTCGCTAAAATGCGCGTCAAATTTAATGTGGTGCCCAATAATACGGCCAGTATGAGCTTTAATAGACTGAGCAAGCTCATGCTCAAAATCATTAACCAGGTCAATATTGCCAGAACTATGACGAACGGGGATATATACACTTTCACTACCGTCGGAAACAGAATAACCACAGATGTAGCACCTTTTCCAGTCGAGGCCGTTAGTTTCTACGTCATAGGCTGGTTCTTTAATTTGGGTAAGTATCTTAAAGAACTTTTCTATTTTATCGTGCATGGAAAGTCGGTATCCATTTTTTATAAGCTCTTCTTTGCGCCATTGGTTGTGTAGGAGCTATCCAAAGATAGCTGCCAAAGTTATATACCCTCTTACCTTTTCTATACTTATTAAATATGGCAACCGCTATAGGATTTGAACCTATAACCCTCTGACTCAAAATCAGATGCTCTGCCAATTGAGCTAAGCGGCTATTACTGTTTTGCATCTGCGTACTCTACTCCCCATAGTTCTAAATATTTTTTCTTGTACGCCTCATGTGCTTCTTGTTTTGTTGGATAATATCCACAAATGTACCTTTTATTGTTTTTCCATATTTGTGACTGATAGCCATCTTTAACTTTATACGCTCCGATAAGTCCAGTTTTGTTTGTTTTTCTCTTGTTTCTGGCTTGTATGCTATTGTTAACTTCACGTAAATTATCTATTCTATTGTTATAACTATCTAAATCCCTATGATCTAATTGATGTTTAGGCCACTCTCCTTTGTTTAAAAACCAAACTATATGGTGTAATCTTAGTGATTTACCACATACAGTTGTATGTAAATACCCTTGTCCATCATCACAGCCAAGTACATTCAAAGTAATTTTGCTAATTACTGTTCCATCTATTCTATAAAAATAATTTTTATTTATATAGTCTAGTATATTATTTAAAGGTTGAATTGGAGTATGATATCTAGACATTGGTGCGCTCAGCGGGACTTGAACCCACACGGGATTTCCCGACAGATTTTAAGTCTGTTGCGTCTACCAATTTCGCCATGAGCGCTTCCTCAGGGGTTGATAGCGGTAAGTTACTCCGCTGCCTCTTGATAGCTGTATTTCTTATCTTTTATAGCCGCAGGTGCTTTACCTGCAAGCCTATTTCGACGCCACTCATGATAAGCGCCACTATATACATAGGGCATCTTATTGTACTTGGTATATGGTGACGGCGCATTACCGTTGCGGGCTGATCGCCCTTTCTTTTTTCCGACATTCTTACCCATTTCTAGGAGCCTTCCTATTAGATGTACCATATTTAATCCCCAGCGTTGTGGGGGAGGGAAACGTGGGCACATTCCCCTCCCCTATCCAGGCTACGGGATAATCCACAATAGCCCGGAATGGTTAATACTTTATTTCGTCAACAGACGGTGCAGAGGCGTCATCTTCTGTATATTCAACTTTATAGTCTGCGTAGGTTTCAGCCATCTTAGCAGCTACTTCCATAGCGGACTTAGGAGCCCAACCCAAGAGTTTAAAATTAGGCACAGTCCACTTATTGCCATCGCCTGATTTCTCTTCGGCAAAAGCGCGCACTGCTACACAGTTTACAGGCTTGCCTGTACGGGCGATAGTCATAAGGGACGTATTAAACCCCTTACCATTAGGTAGCCCTGTCTTAGATACTCCCATAACACAAGGGGATAACTCCGGGTGCTCTGGGAGATAAATAAGATACTCGTAGACAGTAGTAGCAGCTGGTCCACTCTCACTATTATCGGGATCAGCAGTACCAAACATAGTGAGGCCAGAAGAATTAACATCTTTACCTGTGTCCCAGGTGACAGTTTCTTTTCTGTCTCTGAGTTTAACCTGAAACTTTTGATTGGCCCCTGTATCCCACTTGATGCCGTCCTTAGAGAAGGCTAAAATACCCCCATTATTATCATTGCGAGGGCGCCATAAAATAACACGCTTATTAACAGTAACCGGGACAAAAGTAAACTCGTCCCCAAGGGAAACATTAAGTCCAGTATGCCAAAAATGTCCTGCTCTAGCTGTCTCTGGGAAATTTGTAAGTTGAGGAGACAAACCCTGCAAGAGAAGAATCCTCGGGGTTTTGTAGTCGTCTTTGCCGAGTCCTTCTATGCCAGTATTCTTAGTGGTAGCAGGAAGGTAATCAGGTGTAGTGTCAAACGGAATTACTTCAGTAGCTCCATTAGACTTGACTAGATTTGTACTCATAGGTTCTTGCCTTTCGTGGTTGCAGTCTGACAGGTCTAAGATGCTCTTTTCTCTTCTCGTCACTAAAAGGTATTAATTTATAGATAGGGTTCTTACTGGCTTTAATTACCATAAAATCAAAGGTATTTTGATACCTCTTTTGTACTAAGTACACTTCGCCTTTAACGGCGTACTCGTAAGTAATTTTCCTTAGTTCATTGGACATTATGGTTTGGGTAAGAGAAAAGCCAGTGTAGTATATAAATTTATCATTAGGTTTAGCTGTATTAATAAAAGATTTTAGTTCTGAGAGTTCGCAGATGTAGCTCATCTTTTTACGCACACCGTCTTTACAGACATAACCTTCTTTATTTCTATACCCGCTTGTTCGCAGCTCTCTTTTGATATAAATTCATGTGTTGTTACCGCAGCCCCTACTTGATACGCTGCGTATAATATAACTAGTACCCACATCTAGGTCTTCCTTATACTAATGTATCTTTGTTTATGTACTTTTATCGCATCTTCCGGGGGCCACATTGCATTATCTTCAAAGTATCCTTTAACAAAAGCACTGAGTGATCTAGGATTGACATTAGGTATAATGAGTTCTGGGACCTTTGCGACTTCGTTAATCCACTTGTGTCCAGCTTCGCGCATGTGTTCCGGTATAGATGCATTAATTCGTACTGACTGGACAAAGTTTCTTCCATGTGCTTTAACCGAATCGAATTTGTTGGTTTCAAAGGCATCAGGAATTACCTCGTAAGATAGTTTCTGGTATTGCTCATTTACAGTCTTGTAAAGATCATCTGTGATACCTTTTACCTCATTAAGCTGCTTGTATGCAGCCAAAAGCGTAGGTATGTCGTTTTTATCTAGGGCTTGTAGGGTAATGACCATATCGCCCACCACATCTTGTAGTGCGGCTAAGACTTCTTTGATTTTTGGACGATCAGACATGTGCCTCTATAGCATAGAGAGAGGCAAAAGTCAATCACGTTTTCGTGATCGAGGTTGTTAACCATTGACCAAAATTCTCCCGTAGTATAGAGAGTACTGGCCAATGTAAGAAGATACAAAACCGCAGAAGTGTAAACCGCCCGTTGCTCGGTACTACATGCAACACATACCACTTAACCGCCGCTATAGCTCAGTTGGTAGAGCACCTGACTTGTAATCAGGGTGTGATAGGTTCGATTCCTATTAGCGGCTCCAATGAAATGGAGCCAAACGTAAGATCGCAAGTCGTAAGGCTTAAGGGCTTTGTAAGTATCAATCCCCAGCAAGACGACAAGAAATAAGTATTAAGGACGCGATCAAAATGACCTAGGACAAGTTTAGTTTACACTAAAGCGGAACTTCCTAGGCTTCTCTTGCAGGTGGTGTAAAATGGAATGGAGAGATGTAATACTAATGATTATAGGGGTATACTGTCTTATTAGTGCTACTGAGCATCGAAAGACAGAAAAACGACTAGACAAGCTGGAAAGGGAAAAAAAGTGAAACTAATCGAAGCAATGAAGGCAGTAAAAAACAATAAAATAAAGATTGCTGATCTTCAGCAAAAGATCGCACAACACTGCGCTAATCTTAACTTTGAGACCCAATTATATGGGACTAACACCCCAGAACAAATTAAATCTTGGATACAGTCTTGTATAGATTTATCCCAAGATAACGTTAAATTACTCACAGCTATCACAAAGACTAATCTCGCTACAGCTGTGACAATTAACCTTGGTGGCAAGGCTGTAACCAAAAATATCTCTGAGTGGATTTGGCGGCGTCGTGAATATGCTACTCTAGACCTACAAACTTGGTCTAGACTCACTGATAAAAATTTAAAAGAGGGTATTACTCAGTCGTCAACTGGCGAAAAAATGGAAATTAAGATTATTCGTCACTATGATCCTGTAATTCGCGATCAAATGATCGCTATGTACAAGAACGAACCTCACGAAATTGACTCTATCCTAGAAGTTATAAACGCTGTAACAGACCTTCTAGAGTGAACAAGCGCCGTTTACGCAGCTAGTAGGGATGCTTTCAAATGAGCATCCCTCTTGTTTTATAATTTCTTCTTTAACGTCAGCCGCTTTAATAACTATCCCTCTTAAATCATTTGGCCTGTAGACCGTGATCCCCTTGAGACCTATTCTATACGCTTCTTTATATATTTCTTGGTACTCTTCGTAGGAGCAATTACTAGCTACATTAACAGTCTTTGACACTGCACTATCACAAAAATGCTGAATAACGTTAGCAACAGCCATATGGTCACTGACACTACACCGCTCAAGAGTCTTCCCAAGAAATCCATGAGTTCGGTAGTTATAATCTTTAATCGTGACATTAACCTTGCCCTCTTTCATATACACATCTCGTGACTGTTCGTAGTGAAATACTGGTTCCACGCCCGAAGAAATGTTTCCGGCAGTTTGGGATATTGTACCACAAGGTGCGTAGCTGATAAGGTGCGAATTACGTATACCGTGCTTGTTAATTTCAGATTGCAAGGCATCAGGCAAAGTTTGGATAAATTTCCCTTTTGTATATTCACTTGAATAAAGCCTGAAAGGTCCTCGTCTCTTTGCCAAGTTGACGCTTGCTTGATAGGTTTCATCTCTTAGCATCTCACAAATTTTTGATAATTTGTCACAAAAATCATCTTCTCCGTAGTTAGGTCTGCCACTGAGATATTCGATGGCATTTGCGATCCCGGTAAGCCCCAGTCCAATTCTACGTTTACTTTTAGCTTCTGCTTCGTGCTCTGGTATGGCATATACGGCGTCGTCAAATATATTATCATAGGCTTCCACCATTGTATGAATGTCATGTTTAAAACATTCATGGTTAAACCCTATCTCTTCTCCGTTATTATACACATAAGCAACAAGATTAAAGCTGCCAAGAGTGCATAATCCATAAGGAGGAAGGGGTTGCTCAGCACAGGGATTAGTAGCCTCTATTTGTTCGCAGTAGTATAAGTTATTAGATTTATTAAATCTATCTATAAAGAGGATTCCTGGTTCTGCACTATTGTAAGCATTTTTTGTAATTTTCTCCCAAAGCTCTTTTGCTTTAATAGTTCTATAGACTTGTCCGTTGAAATTGAGTGCCCATTCTCTATCTTCTTCAACGCATTGCATAAAATCATCTGTAATTCCGACACTGAGATTAAATTGTCTATATGCGTCTTTTTGCATTTTCGCATCAATAAACGCTTCGATATCCGGGTGCGATACATTCATAATCCCCATTTGTGCGCCGCGTCTGTGACCAGACGATGCAATGGTGGAAGCCATTACATCGAAGATTTTCATGAATGAGAGTGGGCCGGATGATTGAGTTTTAAGCTTCCTAATCTCGGCGCCTTGGGGTCTGAGATTACTAAAGTTATATCCAATTCCTGTACCGAGACGGAGTATTTTTGCAGCATTGCCCAATGCCGCCATAATAGAATCCATACTATCTTCAATGCGCTGAGATACAGAGCAATTAAAGGGAGATACTTCACGTTCTGTTGCTCCTAGTGCTGCTTGGACCCTTCCCGCTGGGAGAAATCTGTTAAACCTAAGAGCATCATATATTTTAAGATAATGAGTACTATCACTAGCTAGATTATTGGCTAAAATCTCTGTATGATGTGCCTTAGGTTGGTTACTATCTCGGTATTTTTCTTGGTGAAGTTGATCGAAGTATCTTAGTTCTTGTCCATATGGCGTTAAAGGAGAGTCAGCGCCATCAACATATAGTTGTGACGTAGGTACGGCTATATTCATGGTTTGATGCCTTATTTGTAGTGTTTTGTTGTATTTGTAGTGTTTTGTTGTTGGTTGCCCCGGTGCTGGTAACCTTAGGGGGGCGAAACAGCACCGGGGCAGCGCCCCTAGGGGGTGCGGGGTAGCGTCCCCAGAAGCGCGAAGCCACATAGTGCCATCGAGGCGCCCCCTTGGCAAGAGGGTCTGTGCGCCCCAAGGCTGGCCTGTGGCGAGCCCTAGAGTTGTAGCTACCCAACGACACCCCAGAAAAAGGAGGCCCCCAGGAATCACCCTAGGGGCCAGTTTATGAACGTTCGCAAGGCATCACGCGAAAGGTTCAATTCAGAGTTTAGGCGGTCCCTTGTCTATTGTCAAGACTTGACCCAAAAGTTGCTGCTCTTCTCTAAGAATTTCATGCGAACGACGCCATACATAGGCTTGTTCATAGGGAGCTAACGACTTGAATTTCTTCAAGTCTTGGACAATCTGTTTAAGTTCTTCCTCTAGTTCTTTAAGCTTAAAATATGTTTGTAACATTGGTGCCTCCTATGGTATAAGTGTAATATCACATAAGTATTAATAATTTCCTACTTGACTTATACTTGTAGGTGCGCTAGAATGCTATAACAATCTACCCATAGTGTGTAGAAACAACTACACCTACCACATCTATGGCATCTTCCCTTTGGCCAAGCACGACCAACTCCGCGAAAAAGGATTAGCTAACTTTGAAAGTTTGTTAACTCTATGGGGCATAGAGTATAAAAAACTTACGGAGGTAGAATATGACTTTCTTAGCCCAACGCGAAGCGACAGAAATTTTGGCGCGTGTAGATTTAATACTTATAAGGGCCGGGGTGCCGACTTCGCATCTTCCACGATTACAGAACAAGATTGTAAGCTTCTTGGAATCGGATTCTCACCAAATGACTTCTCTGGGTACTCTAATGGAGAGTACAGAAAATCTGGATTCGATATCATCGGTCTTGTGCAAAGAGTGCACAATTGTAATACATATAATGATGCAGCCGGATATCTTAGTAATGACCTTAAAAAAATTGCCGAACAAGGGGTTATCGTTACTCCAGCTAAAGACGCAGCAGAGAAACGACGCCTAGAGCAAGCTGCGCAATTACAAAAGAAAATAGAATTATCCCAAAGGCTATGGCATACAGCCAAAGAGCTAAAAGGCTCTAAGGGAGAAGTATATTTAGATTGTAGAGGTATACACCCAAAGGAAACTAGTATAAGAATAAACCCATGGTTAAAACACACATCAGGTATAAGATATCCTACTCTGTTGTTTAAAGCACAAAAATCACCAGATGGGCCTATTGTAGCCATACATAGAATCTTTTTGTCGGAAAACGGCGAAACTAAGGCACCTGTAGATGACCCCAAGATGGCTCTTGGAGCCATAAAAGGAGCAGGTATTTGGTTTGGAAATCCTAGTAGTATATTAATAATTGCAGAAGGCCCTGAAAATGCTCTTATATATCGTGAAGCTAACCATTCTTTTGTAGTCAGCACTGTATATTCTACTAATTATCATAATTTAACTATTCCTAAATACGTCAAAACTGTAATCCTTGCTCCAGATGAAGACAAAGCAGGAATGTCAGCTTGTAAACTAGCCATAAAAGAATATTCAAAACAAGGCAAAAAAATACGATTAGCGAGGAAGCATGACTGACAATAAAGATGACGATAAAATAGTTCCATTTACTCAAAAGCCTAAAGACGCTAATGACTTATGGCTAGGTACAGAAGAAGAAAAGAAAAAACTATTAGATAGTATAACTAACGCAGAACCTGTTACTTATAATATTAGTTTGTTTCCTGGTAGAGAGCAAGAAGAAGCAGCAGTACCTAGGCTTAAAGAGATGAATGAGAAATATGCTTTTATTAAATCTCTAGGGGGAAAGCCTAAAGTCATGGAATATATGTACAATGACGTAGAAGGTAAGGATACCATACAATTTATAGAGCCAAACGATCTAATTACTAGGCATTGCAATGAAACAATGACTGGACCAAAAGGTAGCGAAGTTATTTTATTAGGCAAATGGTGGCTTAGTCAAACATGGCGAAACGAATATGAGACTGTTACTTTTGAACCTAACAAAAATCCAGGAGGCTATGAGGTAACACTCAATAATGGCGAAGTTAAAAGATATTTTAATATGTGGGAAGGATTTGGAGTAGAGCCTATACACTATGGTTGGCCCCTTACCATAAGACACATATGGAAAATACTTTGTAACAAAGACAAAGAGAAATTTAAATACGTAATGCGATGGATGGCTTGGGCTGTACAGAACCCAGGCACAAGAGCCGAGGTTGCTCTAGTATTTAAAGGCAGAAAGGGCGCAGGTAAAGGTATAATACTTACTTCTCTTAAAAGGATATTTGGTACTCATGGGATCACTATATCTAATAGAGACCACTTAACAGGTAAATTTAACCAACACTTAGATAACAAAACTTTTTTATTCTCGGATGAAGCCTATCACCCTGGAGACAAAGAAGTAGAAGGCATACTTAAACAAATAATCACTGAGCCATACTTTACAGTAGAGGGTAAATTCCAAAATGCTCGACAAGCAAGAAACTGTCTACATATTGTATTTGCCTCTAACGAGGACTGGGTAATGCCCATCACAGCGGACGAAAGAAGGTATTTTGTAAATGAAGTAGATAACATGTACTGCAAAAACGGTGTGAATTATATAAAATCAAAGAAATACTTTAAAGAGTTATGGGATGAACTAGACAATGGTGGCATAGAATCTATGTTATACTACCTACAAAGAATGGATATACGAGGATGGCATCCTAGAAACGATATACCAGAGACATCTGAATTATTAAAGCAAACTTATATTAGTCTAAGAAAGCCTGAAAAAGCCATATTAGAATTAATAGAAGAAGGCATATTTCCAGGGGAGAGAGATTCAACAGGTAGATATACTATACAGTCATCTAAACTAGTAAAATACGTCCAAGAAATGGACGTAGCGTACAATAAAGTCGGGTCTAGGCAAATAAAAGAAATGATGGATAAACTTAAAGTGATACAAGAACGAAATGAACAATTCAAGTACTATGTGTTCCCTAAACTCTCCACTCTTAAATCCAACTGGAATCGTACTATATGCAAGGTAGATTGGAAAGACGATTTTGATTGGGAGGTAAAGACAGAAATCTATTAACCAATTTTTAGTTGACTTGTGATAAGTTTTATGCTAAGTGAGAAATCCCATAAGGGAGTACCTTGAAATGAACATCTGGTCTAAGAAAAGTCCGGCGCCAGTTCCTCGTAGTCACCACGAAGAATTTGAAGACGAGGATGATCTTCTCTATGTACTAGAGAAGAAAGTAAACGCCATTCTTCAAGCAAAAGAGCAAGAAATAGCTGTGCTCAAGGCACAAGTTCACGATAATTCACAGTTTTTGCAACATGTTATCTTAGAGCTTATTACTAAAGGCTCTAGTGCAACTACTGCTCGTTCTTCTTCTGTTCCCCTAGGGAATAGTGCAAATGTGAACACGAAGAGTGTCAAAGAGCTAGTAGAATCCGCTAAGCAGAACGGACCGCTGGCGGGACCGGCTGGGAAATTACCCTAGCTAGAGTAAAAGAGAAATCTAAGTCAGTGGGGACTTTATCTAATAGAGTCTCCACTGTAAAACTTAATAGTCCATGCTCAACTATTCTAAAACTTCCTGGCTGTACTAGTAAACTTACACTAAGAGAAGTATTGTCGTATCCTAGCATATGTATTATTTGATACTCACCAACTCCTAATTTATTTATTTTCCACTCTGCGGGGTTTATTCTCCAAGAACCATCTCTGTGGGTTACTCCTCTGTAGGTTAAATCTAATACCTCTTTGACTATTTGCTGAGGTATTAGTCCTGCAAATGGAGTAACTAATCTATCTTTAGGTAATTCTACCGTTATTAAATTAGGAAAACTCATTAGTACTTTTTCTTGTGCCATTTTATCTCTCATATACCCGCTGAGGCGATTGCATGAATGTATAAATTATGAGTAGGAACTAAGGTAGCCGTAGCAGTAGCCCCATATATAAATATGGCTTTAGTGCCGCCACCTAATGCGCTATCTACAGACACAACCACATCAGCAGCCGCCACTACATCTCGCCAATTTGCATTGCCAGCTGAAGGATTAAATGTAACAATACTGGCAGTCACACGCATCTCAGTTGGAAACTGCCACCAAATAAATGGGGAAGAATTAGCAATGGCTTGATTAACTAACGCGCCTTGTAGTCCACCTGTTTGTGCAGGTGCTACACTATAATTAAATGTTTTATTAAAGAATCTTTGGCATCCTTGTAGCATATTTGGAAAAGCTATTCTATCAAAATTAGTTGGTGTCCAAGTAGTAGCTGATAGCTGACTCTCTACCATTACATCATCTATACTAATATCATCTGCGGCACCAGCTGCGCCTGAAGGAGTCCAAGTAAACTGCAATTCTCCTTGAGTAGCTGTAGTTGGAACAATTGCACTACTAGAGCCACTGATAGCAGTAACTGCGCCACCAGCGGTTAAGTTAGTAGAAATAGACAGTACAGTAGTTTCAGAAGTAAATCCAGCTCCCCTCTTAGCTACTGCACCAGTCCCAACATATAGAGCAACAGTAAGAGTACCACTAGCGGGGGACCAATTAGCCCCAGCTTGAACAACACAACTAAAAGTAGCTATTTTACCCCGCATTCTCTGAAGTTCATCAGAGTCTAATGGATATCCAAAAGTAGATACAGTAGTTGTCGTGATGCCTGCATTTCTTCTTATTCTTGCTGCTAGTTGAGAATTAGTAGTTAGACCTGTTACAGCTGCAACAACTTGAGCTAAACTAGCTCCGTTTAATAGATACCATCTATCAGCTGTGTAGTTAGTAGCCGCACTAGCTACAGCTATGCTAGAAGCGCTGCCGGCACCTTGTTGCCATATTTCACAGCCGCCATTCATCCATAGTATATTTCTATTAGTGATACCAGCTACTACTTGAGATAACACTTGAGTAAACGCCGTAGCGTAATCACTATGTATAGCATTCCATGTGGCTGATTGTACTATATCACCAGCAACAGCCGTAGTAGCGCCAGCTACGTTTGTAAATGTACTACCTGAAAATGGCATTTACTTATCTCACGCTTGTTGAATTTCTTCTATTAGAAGAGTCACATGGGAAGAACCACCAAGTAGCCTTGCACTAACAATTCCATTGAACCTATAAGCAGAATTACACCCTGCCCTAAGAGTATAGGTAACAGCGCCAGCGGCAGGAGCGGCGTATTCCCACTCTAAAAATGCTTGCTGCATGGACCCACTATTACTGCCATCGTTATTTTGAGCCACAGCTGCTATAGCATTTGCGCCAGTAGCGCTATCAAATATTGCCATAATAAGAGTTGAATTTATAGAAGTAGCTCCCCACTGACCTTGCGCGCGTACTCTTATTCTAGAATTAGCGTTTTTAATAGTAATAGCTTGAGATATAATTAAATCACCTTCTCCTGTTTGAGGTATAGTATCGTCAATTGGAATAGTCGCACTTAAATTAGTATTTAAAGCGTAAGAACCAAACGCCTCTGTAATTATACCTCCAACAGGCGCAATATAATGTATATTACCGGCTGAATTTTTATACGCTAATTTAGTAGTAGTATCTAGATAAGCATATATTAAACCTGTATTTGCAGCAGGTGCGGCTGGTACGGCTATTTCACTTAGTCTAAAAGGTATAAAAGCATTAATAGAAGTAGCAGTATATCCATAAGCAAGAGTAGCTCCCATATAATATGCTATAGCTGTAATGTCATTAGCAGCTGTTCCTGCGGCTCTTATGCTTGCGGCTTGCCCAGCACCAGAACCTTGCTGAAAAGTTACAATAAAATTAACATTTGTATCGTTAGTTGTATTTCTAAATACAGCTGTATTAGAGGCCACTGCAATAGTTAAAATACCTTGCATAGTAGTAGTGGACGCAACTATTAAAGTAGTCCCTACTTGTAAAGAAGTAGAAACAGTAAGAGAACCTATTAAAGAAGCCCCAGAGCCAGATAAGCCTAGTATGGCTACGCCTACACTTACATAAGTCATTGCGCCAGCGGCGTTATTATACCAGCCGGTAGCGTGGTCAGATGCTAAAGACAGAGAAGGCGCTGCAAGAGAGCCAGCCGCCAAGTAAAGCGGCCCTGTCATTGGAGATACGCCAGTGGTAGCAACAGATTGAGTAAGTGCTGTAGCTATATCAGATAAGTTACTATTCATATCCGCTGAGCGGATAGTTGTGCCAGCCACATAGGCCGCAACTGGAAGGCTGTAAGTACCGCTTGAGTTACGTGGCATTTAGTTAACCACCTTCTCTCTGTCCACTAAGTATTGAATTTAATATAGTTTGAGTAGTTGGATTCATTGCTTGGTTACCTAAATAGCCCTTTAATACTCCTGGCCCCCAGTGCGCTAAAGCAGCAGCGGCAGCATCCGCTCCTAAATGGCCTGTAACATGATGAGAAATTGCCCCCGCCGCTATGGGTAATCCCCATCTGGCTATGGGGTTTTGAGTAGTGGAGTCTAGTATTCTATCTACCCCGGCATGTGATGCATCTATTTTAGCCCCAGTAGCATCCCTAACTCTATTTACTTTATTTACTTCATCTATATGCTGCCTAGCTAGTACTTTATAGTCAGTTGAGCCAGCTCCACCTGGCATATTCTTAGCTTTGTTATACATATTAGTATAGTCAAGAGAATGTGGCCCTTGCCCGACACTTCCAGGTTTAAATGGTGTTACTGGCGATGGCTTTTGATATGGAGAAAACGCCTTTCCTACTACGGGTCCAGCAGCACCAAATGCAGCATCCCAAGCAGTATCTTTATCTAGTTTTGGCTCTTCTTTATTATGCACCGCCCTTTCACCTGTGCCTAATACAGAATTTAGGAAAGCTTGTGTTGCAGCATTACCGACTGTACCTAATAGCCCTGTTCCAAATGGCATAACCATAGCTTGCGGAATGCCGGCAACTACTCTACCTGCTATATTGCCCGCTGTCTCCAGGTTTGGATGCTTCTCCATATGCTCTACGTCTTTAACAGTCGTAGGTATTAAATCTTTAATAAAAGGCATACCTCTAGGACCAGGACCACCAAACGCAGCACCAATAGCGCTCTTTACACTTCTTGGATACTCTATATCTATTGGCCCCATAGATACTTTGCCAAAAGGCGTTAAATCTTCGCCACCAATAGATGGAACAAATATTTTTTTACCTTTATCTGGATTAACTACATACTTATCTTCCCAATCTACGACTGTCCCAGGAATAGATTTAGGTTTAGTCTTAGTTTCAATAGTATATTTATCTTCCCAATCAGTTTCAGCCACTTATTTTCTTACTCCAATTTTGCCTTTGCTCGTTATCCATCCTTCACCGGGCTCTACATATTTTTCTATATCTGCTTCAGAGCGTATTTTCCTAGTGGTTACTCTTACAGTACTGCCGTCTTCCATTTTATGACTGAATTTAGCTGGATTTTTATCGTAATATTCATCCACTTTATCATAAAAAATATCTACGTCTTTGCCTTTAGTTCTATTGGCTATTCTAGCTATGTCCTGGTATGATTTATATTCTTGGCGCATAATGTCTAAAAGCATTTCCATGCCTTCTTTAGTTTGCAATAGTCCTGGATTATTTTTAATAAATGTCTCTAATTCAAAATTAGTGCCTCTATTAGAGATAGCCCTTGTTGCTTGTGAAGCTAAACCAGCATTCAATTTTTGCAGTACTTCTCCCTCTGGTGTATCTTTAGGTATAGGTATGTTAAAATTATCAGCAAATTGCCTAACAGCAGTCATAAACGGAGAAGTAGGGCCGCGAGGTATGTTTTTACTAGCTTTGGATATTGCGTCCATTGTATCAATAGTTTTAAGAACAGGACCAGCCGTCATACCTCTTTCTATAGTAGAAGCAACGTCTTTAGCCTTTGCGGCTCCAAGTGTTTTTGTTACTTCGGTTTCTGTATCTAGTTGTGCTTTATCTCTTGCTAAAGTCTCCATTCCTGTTTCAGGTTCTGTTACTTTTCTGCCTGATAATCTACCTTCTCCAGTACTAACATCACCAGGAACCGTTAGTGAATAATTAAGTCCTGGTTTATCTGCCCTAGGAATTAATTTACCGGGCTCTGTCTCACCATGCGGTAGGAACATAAACTGTGTCGGGCCATTACGTTGAGGCATGGCCATTAATCTACCACCAGGAACATCATAACCTTTTGGAGCTAAGCTATCGTGGTATTGTTTTAATATATCATTGCGTTCACTATCTGGTGCCCTGTTCAATCTAGCTAACAGCATTTCATCAGTCCATGCTGGCATAACTGGCGGGGCCGGTCCACTGTATCCAGGTATTGTAATGTTGTTATCTTGTGCTGGCCTAGCCTGCTCTGCTTGATATGGCCTAGCCTGCGCAAATTGTTGCCCCGGAGCCGGGCTCGGACCCGCTGGTGGCCCTTCCGCCCCAAGATTTTCGGGGCCTCCTAATCTCATAATACCAGGAGGCGGCGACCCTCTACTAGAAGGCGGAACATTAGGCATTTTATTGAGCATGTCTTCTAATTTGTCATTATTTCTTCCTAATTCTTCTGCACTTTGCGCTCTTTCTACACCAGCAGGAGATTCAGGTATACTTACACCAGGAGGAATGGCTGAAGTAGCTTCTCTTGGAGAATTAACTAAGGCACCAGGTATACCAGGGGTAGAAACAGGTAATTTAGCGGCTTGTCTAGACATAGCCCCTGGAGGTGCAAAACCCATATCTCTAGGCCCAGGATCAGGCATAGCAGGAACAGATGGTGCAGGCATGACAGGAGGCTGAGGAACTTGATCTATTAAAGTCTTAGGTATAATAGGCTCAGGTGTTTTAGTAAATTCAGGAACGGGATAAGCACCTTGTGGACTAACATCTGATATAGATGGTCTTGCAGCCGGAGGTAGTGCAGCTGTTCTCGACATAGGCGGCCCAAAACCCATACCTTGCGGTCCAGGTGCAGGCATATTAGGCACTGGTGGAACGGGAGCACCTTCAGCAGGCGGTATTCCACCAGTTTTTAGTGTATCTTTTTCTATCGTATCTTGTATAGGTTTATCAAGAGGCACGGCATTTGGTGGAATTGTGCCTCTTAATTCAGGCATAGGTGAAGCTATGCTAGGCTCTTCTTTACCTTGACCAAACCATTTAGATTCTTTATCACGTCTAGCAATTAAAACAGGATTAACCTTGCCACCAGCCCTATTGTATTGTTTAAATATCTCTTGCGCTTTTTGTAAATTACCTTCTCGTATAGCTTTACCAAGTGCTCCTTGCCTCCAACCAGGGCCAGAGTTATAAGTTAAAGAAACTAAAGCTGCTCTTGTACCAGGGTCTAATCCAGGCTTAAAGCCATCGACTACTCTTTCTGCCTTACTCCAATCAGATGTAAACCTTCTTTCTGCCTCGTCTTTATCGATTATCTCATCTTTATGAGTAGCTTTAGTGCCATAGCCATTACTGTACTGAGAATAATCTTTATACGCTTTAGACTGAGTTTCCTTACCATTGAACATAGCCATATTTTCTGATTTTTTCACTTCATTTACAAGTGCATCATAAATACTGGCTGATTTAGGAGAATCATCTAATAAAGCAAGAGGAGGCAGTCCAGTAGGAGGAGTCTCTGATTCTCCTATTTTACCTCCTTGCCCAGGAGTAACAGGTGGCGGGAACATGCCTGGAGGAGGAGCTAGAGACGCTTGTCTTTGTCCTTGAGTACGACTTACTCCTGTTCCGAGTGTAACAGGCGCTTTGAGACCTTCATTTCCAGGTATAAGCCTTTGATTTAAGTTCTTATCTTGTGATCCAGCTATATCCCTGTACTGTGCCCCTTGTATAGCATTTAATATATTCATTCCACCATAGTTTACGCCCGCATAAGGCAAAGTAGCCACATCAGCAGGCAGCCCTTTAAAGCCTCCCTTACCTGAGAGCAAAGCTTCGGCCATTTTCCGCGCAAATTCTACTTGCGGATCAGTACCGTAGATATCATCTACATTATTAGCCATTTATTATTGCCATCCAGCATAAGATGAAGCTTGTTTATTGAAAATATTTGGTGTGGGCGAGTTCATCGTACTGTTAGCATCTCCAGTCACTCCTACACCAGTGCCGCCAGCACCCTTAAAGACACTGTTTAGCATAGAATCCATACCACTAGTTTTAGATATCATATTGGGGTCAATTGAAGTAGGTTGAGGTGCTTGAGGTTGAGTAACTTGTGGCATAGGTTGTCCTGGCTTAGTACCATTTCCCTCAAGCATTTTAGTGAAAAACCCACCTATACCACCTGGAGTAAATGATTGAGCCATACGTTGCCAAGGAGGACTTGACTGATTAAAACTAGGAGCACCGCGAGGACCATTAGGCATTTTATTTCATCCTTACCCAAATATGCTTTTCATAACTGAAGAGCCATAAGTAGCATTAACTGGATTAATAGGAGCACCAGCAATTCCAGCCACACCAGTAAGCCCTAAATTCATAAGCATATTTTGTCGTGCCACAGCTTGTTGGTAATTCTTAAAATTAGCATCATATTCAGTTTGTACGGCTTGTTGGGCATTAGGCGGACTAAAATTAACTGTAGGAGTTTGACCAAATGAACCAGATAAATCCATAGGAGCGCCAAATCCCATTAATTTTCCAATCATATCAGCAGGCATAGTATATTGGTCTTTAGCCTGCCCAAATGCTTGTTGCTGGAATGAGTTCATCCAATTGCCCTTATTCAAATCTTGCTGGGCAAGCATAGCATCCATTTGTTGCTGATAAGCAGGCGTTCCAGGTAATATGCCCTGATTACGCATAGCAGTATCTAATTGCGCCCTTTGCGGCGCCATCATTCTTTCCATATAGGGAAGTGCGCGATCTATCCCTTGCCCTGTTAAGCTTCCTGCCACAGAGGTAAAATCAGGCACTTCACTTAAATAACTATATGCATCGTCTGCCAGATTAGACGCAGCAGAGCCAGTAGTTCCCTTAGTTCCAACCAATTGATCTAATAGAGCTTGTTGCTCTGGAGTATACTGCCTTGTCATTCCATATTTAGGTGAACCATCTGGATTAGTACCAATAATACTATAAGTTTGTGAACCAATAGGACTATCTTGATCCACCATATTTGCGCCTTGCAATTGCTCCGCAGTTTTAGCATTAGCGCCTGTCTGCATAGCAATAGTATTAGCGGCATTAGGTGCTGGCGGTGCTTTTGGAGCTTTCACTTATTTTATCCATTTAAGGGCGTTTTTCTTACTTAAAACATATACTTCAGCGTTTATAGGTTTATCAGGTTCTCCATAGTAGCCCTCGTCTGTAAACCTATACTCAAATCCCATTCTTGGAAGCAAGCGAGATAATTTATCGTTATTTGGTTCTAACTTAGCGGTGAGTCTATTGCATCTAAGTTGATTAAATACATAACTATACACATCTTTTATAGTTTTTCTACATATACACTTTGGCATATTAAGATGTATATCTACATTCGATCCTGTAAAACCAGTAAAAATAGCCTGTCCTATAATTTTATTATCCCTAACCCAACCTATCGCAGAATAAGGCTCAACTACAGATATTTCTCCTCTGGCTTGATTAAAATATCCAACTATTAATTGACCTACTGAATCTTGGTATGTACCAGATATAGTATAAATCATATAGGACCGCCATACTCAAGTACTATCTCAAATAAATTAACTTGAAGTACAGGTATATCTGCGCCACTTGCAGTAATGGAACCATTACCATCAAATATCATTGTGCCGAATACACCAGTATCAAACACACTGGATTGAGATACACTACTAGAAGTGCCGCCACCAGCAAGGTTAATAGTCATTCTTATGGCCAACGCAGTGCCAAGCGCATTGCAACTAAGCCAATTAATTACTGGAATAGCTCCAGTAGACCATACTGCACTATCCCATAAAGAACTATCCCAAATAGCCCCTGTAGGAGTTAGAATAGTTACAGGCGCAGATGGAGAGCTATTCTCAAAGTCTACATCTATTTGTATATTGGGTATAAGTGTGCCATCTGCGATTAAAAACGGTCTTACCATGTTTCCGTTTTTAAGTCTGCCAGGCTCTTCAAAGTAATTAAAAGCACATTTCATATCGTAAAATATATAAGCTACTTTATCTAGACCAGAAGTATAAGCAAGGTTAGTATTTCCATTGGCGTCTCCAAAATACAAACTATCGTTAAAAATTTCAAAACAATTGGCATTCCACCCTTGAAACTGAGTCCACGCACCTGTAATAGTATTCATTACGTACTGTACACGAGTGCTTGCTTGATCCTGTGGCACGTTTAATATAAATAAACTTTGAAGAGGAAAAGACAACATCTGCCAACCAGTAAAACTCTTACTATATTGTGCGGCAACTAACATAGCATTCTGTATACGATTAGTAAGCGCTATACTTCTAGAAGCAGATGGATCAAAAGGAAGAGCTTGAGATATAGGCAGCACACCTTCTTGAGTGATTAGCATTAAATCACTACCGAACCTATATAGACATCTCCTAGAAATAGGTGGCGGTAAATCAAATACGCCTACTAGAGCCCAAGCGTTGGCGTTAGTTGGATCAGTGCCCTTATATTGTATAACTTGTCCTCTAGAAGTAACAAATATAGCCATGTCATCTGGACCATTGCCTCCATCTACAGTCCAGGTGCCCATAGCCATTACATAGCCACCTTTATTCATAAAGGCACCTAAGTCCAGCGCAGTCGCTGGACCTGTAATAGCATCAGTACCAAGAAAATAAGCTATAGTAGAGCTAGGGGGAATTAACCACACTCTACGTTTAAATATATTTATACCTATGAATACTGCTGTTCCTGCACCAGTTATAGTTTGATTAGCCCATGTAGTGCCGTTGTAAGTAAGTAAAGTATCTATGCCGTTTACAGCCATTAAATAAGAAGAACCCAAGGCAGGTGTAAAATTTACATATTGATAAAAAGAGCTGCCTACACCAGACCTTTCTAGAGTAGGTAATCCATAACTAGATACATTCCATATTTGAGTGCCTTGTGCTGAGAATAATTTCTCTGATCCAAGGGGCGGCCTATAAGCCATTAAAGTATTAACAGCATTAGTATTAGGATGCTGAGACCATATGTTGTAGCCGCCTCTTACTTCGCACCATCCAGTACGAGGAACCCAATTAACAAGTATAGAGGCATATTTAGCCTCCATTGCAGCCAATGGAGAAATAGCATCCCAGCCTCCGATAGGAGAGGGCGCTATTTTTACAGCTACGTCTTTGTCTAAATAAGAACCTTTAGACCCAAATTGTTGTTGATATTTTTTCTTTACGTAAGCCATTACTAATTAGGACTCGGTGTTGAATGTACTACTGCATCATAAAGATTCTCACCGGCTTTCTTGAGTATTCCTATTACCGTAGTGGGGAATAAATTCATTTTCTCCATTGTAAGTGGTCCGACTACACCATCGGCAGTAAGACCGTTTTTACTTTGGTAATCTCTAACCGCTTGTGTAGTCAAAGGGCCATAGATACCATCTACAGTTACATTTACTTTTCTTTGTATTTGCTTTACTGTTTCACCATTTGATCCAAAGCCGAACATCATGTTGTTTCCTAACTCATATTCGGTCCCGTAGGACCTGGGAAAAACCCATCTTGCACATTTGATGGAGAGATAAATATCGGCGACTGTCGTTTAACCAGTGATAAAGTCTTCCTACCACCATCTCTTGCTATTAATCGCTCTACATAATCATCGTAGTCAGTGCGCTTTTGAGTCCAATCAAAACCTTTTTGCTCCCAAAAACGCCATTTAACGGCAAGAATAATTGCACGGTCGCTGAGAATAGGTATATCTGCATCATTAGCAAACGTAGGGGCTGTAGTAGTACCTCCATTTACATACACGCAATCTTGACTAACGTATTCATATACAAGCTGTAAAGGGGCCGTGATTTCGGCCGGTGGCGGCCATATGCGGTATGTGTTGGCCAAGGCTCCCAGCTGCCGAAAATGCCGCCTAGGCCCCGTTACAACGATCCCAGACCTATGCCATTGATCCATTTGCGGGCTGTCGGGGCCTAGAAGCTCCCAGCGATTGGTCCTGTCCCACCATGTACGATTTATAAAATATCCAAAATCACTAGGCTCTGGGTAAGTATCTTGCATAAACGTAAGAGCTATACCTACCGCTGTAGTAGTACATTCCATAGTCATAGTTACTTGAGTAGCTGAGTCTACAGATAATATTCTAGCCGCAGCAGGTATGTTAGCTCCTGCCACCATCATATAATTAGCCAATAGAGCAGCAGTACTAGGTATGTTAGTAATTACTGCATTATTTGCAGTAGTATTACCTGTCGTTGCAACAGGCACATTAACAACTAAATTATATTCTTTTTGAAGAGCAGTCCAACCATCGTCTTTAACTTGTCTTAGCTCTTCTAAAGACTGATTAGCATAGCCATACATTTGCACCGTGGTTTGGTCAATATTTCCAACCACACTGGCACTTTGGGCCAGCCCAAGTTCGCCTTGCGCTGTTTGTACTATTTGTAGAAGTGTTTTTTGTGTCATAGTAGCCTCTTATAAAATGAGTGGTGGCTATCCCGGTTCGGGGAAGGACAATTGGAGTTCGTACCTCCAAGCCTTTTCGCCACCATAGACTACTATTAAGCACTGCCTCCAACCACAACTGCCCAAGTAGTAGCAGTCACAGAATAGAAAATAGCTGTATTTGCAGTAGCAATAGCTACACCTGTATTACCAGATGCGCTAACACCAAATCCAAGGAAAGTAGCACTTGCTGAAGCATAGACTATAATTGCTGCCTGTAAGCCATTGACAACAACTATATCATCACCAAGTAAGCAACCAGCGTCACCACCAACGTTTGGCAGAACTAAGCCACTGCCTGAGTTAGTAGTAACAACATAAGCAATCTGAGTTTGATTACCTATTCTGGACGCAGAGCCTAAAGTAGCGCCTTGCGCTGTAACTGATCTAGGGTTGCGGGCTATCTTGGCCGCCAGAAACGGCTGAAGTCCCAGACCCATTAAATCCTGAGTTAACGCCATTTTTTAAATCCCATTCTTTCTTGAGTTTAAGTCTCTTTTGTGCTAGTTCCATAAAATAGTGCAGCAAACTTTCACCATGAACAGTAATTTGCATCCTATTAGCGTACTGTTTAGATAATGCTTTAATATCAAATAGCTGGCCTAAATGATATCCAGCTACTCTAAAGATAGGTCCATCCACTTCAAACTGAACCTTTGCTTGGTCGTATGTTTGTTCTTTAGTTGGATCACTCCATTCATATGCGTGATGCTCTCCGTTTAGACCTAGGCTAGTGTCGCACCCAAAAAGATGTAAATTATAAAAACCCATGCCCATTGCTATAACCATTGCCCTTGTAAGTATAGTACAGCCACCACCTATAAGTACTTGCCCCTCTGCACCATAAATAGAATGGTCAAATTTATCACCCATAAGATGCCACATAGTAATATGGCAATCTTTAAGGTGCTCAAATACTTCTGGCGAACATTGAGATGCTATTAAATAATCTATACTGTCTTTTTTGTACTTTAAATAATTAACTACTATAGGATCAGGGTCACAAACAGCGCACCAATTAGGTAATATTCCTTTTTCTATTGTATAATCATGTGCAGAACCACAAGCCATTATATAATTATATTTCCTTAAATTCTCTACTTCTTTTTCTAGAGAAGGTCCACCACCTACTATAGCAATAGGTACTTGTTCGCGCCACCATATATTATGATCTATTGGAGTCAGTTTCCTGTCTTTATTTTTTAATATGTTCTCTTTAATGTGTTCAGTCGGCGTAGCTGTCTGTACATCTATGCCGTCAAGCTTAACCATACCTGGTATATTAAACTGTTCCTCAAACGGAAGCATCTTGATGATCCGTAGAGCCTATATCAGGATTATTAGAAAGCTCATCATGAATAGAAGGCTGCATCTTATGTAGAGGATCAGTAATAGGATCAGGCTCTATTTCTACCGGCTGTACTTTCTTCTTTCTCTTCTTTGCTAGTTCCTGAGTAGGATGATTAGCATTAATTCTAGCTGATTGTTCGTCGTGTTGCGGTCCAGGCACAAACGCGCTTAGTGGTTGGTTCCCTGTACGCATAAGCACTTGATCTAACTGTCTCTTGAGGTCGGCTACTTGCTGTTGAAGCACTCTTTTTTCGACTCTTTCGTCGTCTATTTGTTTTTGTAATTTATGGAAAGCTTTGCCTTTTTCGGCACTAGATAAATACATTTGCGCACGATTAACGTATTCTTGGCCACCACGGCCGATATTGTCAATTGCGGAAGCTGAGAGTTTGGCGCATTGCTCAATTGTGTACACTCCCATAGCTTTTAAGTTCTCACCCACAGATGGATGATTTGGAAATAATAAATCTATAGTAGTTCCCTCTGGAATTTGTGTTCTGTTCTGCACAAATGCGCTCCATTGAGACCTATAGCGCATCTTATCTTGATCTGTAGCCGGTCTGTCTATTTTATTGAGATTTTCGCCTGGGTGCTGAATAGTTACATATATTTGGTCTTCAAACCAACGACGACCCATCTCGATAGATTTAGCAGGTATTTCTACAGATTTATTGTAGAACATAACCAACGTAAGAGCATCATTTCCAAATTGGACGGTGCCAGATAGCCCTCCACCGTTCCAATTGATCTTAGTTGCATTCCAGTCCTGGCTCATTGCAAGGTCTCTTTTTGTTTAGCTATATGTGCTTCTACTTCTAGTTTTAACATTGCCCCTAAATCTTGTAGCATACCATCGCCATGAAATGTCGGAGTAAAGATATTATAGTGCTCAAAATAAAATTCTTTGAAATGATGCGCTTGAGCTAATTGATACCCGATACAAGTATAAGTTTTTTTATCTGGTCTATCCTTACCTAATTTAATTTTATGAGTTATACCATAGTCTTCTTCTTGTTCAGTAGAAAAGCCATAAGCATGGTGTGAATTATCTTCTAGTCCTAAGCAGCTATCAAAACCAAAGAAATGTATATTATTATACCCTAAAAGGATAGCTATGCAAAGAGACCTTAATCCTACTGTGCATCCACCTGCCACCCCATAATACTCTTTCTCTACTTTTTTAATCTCTATAGAGGCTTCTTCGCTATGACAGTGCCATAATACAAGTTGGTGCTCTTTAAAATGATTAACTATCTTGGGGTCACAAGAAGTAGCTATAAGATAGGTAGTTTCTGTGTCTAATTTAGTATAATAGTTAATACTAACAGGATCAGGATCGCATATAACACCGTAAGTAGGTTTTATTCCTTGTGATATTATATAGTCGTGCGCTGATCCTGCAACTACTATAGTTTTAAACTCTTTTAGCTTCTCTATTTGAGTTTTTACGCTAGGACCACCACCTACTATAGCTATTGGATGATCGTTGCCTTTAATCTTTCTAAAAGAAGGTAAATGCTCAAGCCTAGGCACTTTTAACTTAATATTTTCTAATACATTCTCTAAGAAAACACTAGCACTAGTAGCTGCCTGTGTATTAATCAATTTAACAGGCGTAAAAGGAGCATCAAACCCATCGACGTGGTATGCTTCAGGTACATTATGTATACCACTATCCATGAATAAGATGCTCCTTCTCCGAGTAAGGCCAAGGCTAAACTTAAGCTGTCACTGACACTGGGAACCAATATCCACCAGCCCACAGAATAGGCGTGACAACAGTAGTTGTCTGGAGAGACACTGGGATGACAATGGCAGGGAAATAAGAGTTAGATGCTGTAGTTGAGATAACACCAGGAGTCGCAACTTCGATAAATATTCTAGCACCACCTGCGTTAGCCAAACTACGCGCATTAACCTGTGCGCCACCATTAGACTTCATCATCGCCCAGAAGAAATCACCAGCATTACAGACACCACCGTTAGCATTACCAATGCTCACAGTAGCGCCAGCTTGGTTGGGCGGGAACTCCGCAACGCCATAAGTATAGACGTTGGAAGTAATGTTAGCCTGAGTAGCATCGTTAGCATTATAACCACTGTCAATTGCCACAACCATGTAGCAAGTAACAGTAGTAGATGCTTGAACGAAGAGCCACTCAGAGCCAGCATTACCCTGCACTCGATCACCAAGTTTCATTGGCGGCGCAGGATACTCAGGAGTATTAGCTGTGGCTGTGACGTTAGCCACAGTCATATTTAAGTTAACACCCTCCTTTCCATCCATAGGATAGAAAGTAGTGATAGTCGCGATAGCAGCCATTTTACTATCTCCTTCTTTCTATTAGGTCTTGATAAGACCCTGGAGGAAAGCATTCGATAACGTGGCGTTACCGGCCCAGCCTAACAAGCGAACCATCGCGTCCTGATTAACAGAGAAACGATCAGGATCGAGAGGAACCATGTTACGCTGTGCATGTGGACGCCAATGGAGGTAGTTGGTATTCAAGAAATACATAAACGATGTCGGAACACCACCAACAGCAGTACCAGAACCACTAATCTCCGGGGGAAGAGGATCAGCAGAAAATCCCTGGAAACCACCATCAAGGACAACATCGCTATTCATGTATTTCAGTGAAGAATAACCGGCTTCCGCTAAGTCAGGCGCTCCACCTTCAGACTGAATTCGTTGAATAGACTGCAACGCCTGAAGATAGAACTTATACATGTTATTATCGGCAACAATAAGATCGGGGAAATCACGGCCCCTAACCAACTGTACCCATAAACTATCCATGTAATTTAAAATATTAGCTGCAGAAGCAGCGGCGCCGCCATCAGTTAACGCGCTAAAGGAAAGATTCCTAAAGAACGCCCACTGCGAACGATCAATACCACCTACAGTACCAGTTGTCGGCGTAGCCGCAACAAGTAACTGTAAGCCACCGATAGAACCAGCAACAGAGCCATCGCCATAGACACCATTAGAGAGACCATTCATAAAAGAACGCTCGCCGTTCTCAATGCGGCCTTCTAACAGGTCAATAATAGCCTCTTCACCACTATTCTGAATTTCCTCTAAGCCGGAAATGGAAACAGCCAAAGCGGCCTGGCGAATGGGGAACTCAGCAGCAGTAAACACCTGGCTCGGGCTGATATTAATCGTCTGGTAGCCACTATACCAAGTAAAGGTCTGGTTGTTAGCATAGTCCAGTTCTTGTACAATAGTACGACCACCAGAAAACGTCTTAATACGACCTTTCTTATTCAGACGAGCAAGAAGGGCGTTGTTACGACTTACGTTATCCTGCAACACTCCTGTACGGTTGCGGAGCGTAGTAGTAACAATTTCGCTCAGATTAGGATAAGCCATAGTTGTTACTCTCTAAAGGGTTTAAACTTACAATTAGTTGTCTCTAAGCTGATCCAACGACAATCTGAGGCTATCTCTAACTGAAGTAGTTTCTCGACCAGTACCGTTTGTCTTACCTTTGACTTGTGCGACAGGCATAGAAGGAGCGGAAGGTTTGAGCCCTACACCAGCTCTCTTTGCCTTTTCAAGTCTAGCCTTAGCTAGCTGTGCATCTTTAGCGGCTTTATCTTTAGTCTCTTGCTCTGCTTTAGCAATTTGCTCTTGTTGAATAAGAGCAATTACTTCAGGATTAATTCGGCAAGCCGCTTCATATGCACCATCAAGATCGAGGTTTCCATCCTTCATTGGGACTGCGCCACTAACCATTAACTGATACATCAATTGGTTCACTTTTGAATAGTGAGGACGAAGTGGTGTACCAGTAGAGTCTTTAGAGGTGGCCCAACTAGTTACCGCAGCATCCGCAGCAGCTTGCTGTTGAGTAGTAAGCTGATTCTTCAGTTGGGTAACTTCGCCAACAATACCTTGAGCCCATGCTGGCGGGTCTTGGCTTTCAGTTAGAGTAGGATCAGTGCCATCGTGCTTAGTAGATTCTAATTGCGCTAAATTTATTCCAAAGTTGGAAGCCAATTGCTTGAATGAACTGGCACGTTTACCCTCATCTTGATCTGAGAGTGCTTCCATCCATTGAAAAAGTCTATCTATAGTTGCAGCTGGAGTAGTCCCGAACTTTTGAATAGCCGGGAGCCTTGGAGCAATTACTCGCTCCAATTCTTCAAAGGCGCGGACCTTTGGAGAAGCTTGTGCAAACCCGTCAGAAACTTCTTTCTCACGAGCTAGAATTAATTGTTTATCTTCTGGGGTTAATTTATCCCAGACTGCTTTGCCCTTAGTTTTATAGTACGGAGGAGGAGGTTCAGTTTTGTCTTCTACTTTTTCTTGCTTAAACTCTTTATCGTCTTTCTTATCTGACTCTTCCCTTCCTCTATCAGATACAGATTCTTTAGGCTTTTTTTGAACCAGTTTATCATCTCTAGACGAAGATTTTTCTTCTCTTTCGTCTTCGGGGTCTTCATCCTCCTTTTCCTCTACCTCTTTTACCGCAGCCTTAAGCGCCCCACG